AACTAATCATATATTTAAACAATGAAAACAGTAGGAGAATTTTTACAAATGTTACCGGAGCCATATGCTTCGGCTGCAATACTTGCTACTTCTTTAGAGGAAGTGGTAGATAATACGTGTAGTAGTCTTTCTGACGCTATAATCAGCTTCGATTGGAATGAATATGCCATAGATGATGCTGTTAAATCATGGGCAGAGCTATATTCAATGGCTTTGCTTAGTGAAACTGATACCGACACTATGTGGGATGTACCACAAAAAGATATTATTGAGGCACAATTAGCTGCCTTAGAAGATATGGGATTTGGAATGAATCATATATATCTTAATTGAATTAACCAAGAACATCTGGACATCTTTAGAAAAGCCATTGATTTCATAGGCATTCTAAGAACACCCTAAACTGAAAGGTTACTAGGTGTGGTGGCACCTTAAGTCACTAGAATAATCATTTTTTATAATCATTTTTAAAACTATTCGTTATGAATATTGAAGAACAATTGAGTGCATTACAGACAGGTGAAACATTGCTAGTACAAGCATTGAAAACCAAAAATCCTAATAAAGTTCAGCTTGAATTTGCCGAAAAAGTTAGGAGTACAACAGGAAATGCTGGATCATTACTAGGTATGTTGAATAAGTCAGATGACAGATTTTCAAGTGGAGCACGTAGAGCGTGGTTAACTGCTGAAATCAATGATGTAGCTGAATTACTTGACATTAATGTAGGTGATGATGCTGACTGGGGACTAACTTCAACAGGCAAAGATGCTTTACCTATTGGTATTTTGAATCCAATGATTCACAATATGAGAGCAAGACTGCAAATCAATGAAACTGTTACACCAACTGAATGGCAAGCAGATAACATTGAAACTGCAGCTAAGAGAAAAGGTGCAGAAGGAGAGTTTATTACATTTAAAGGACAACACATCTTTAGTAATACTGATGTAGTTCTTATGAATGCAGATGAGTCTCCAGAGCATACTGTTCTTACTGCAGACACTGTAACAGTTAAAGCTGCAACTCCAATTACTGATGAAGTAGGTCTGTAGTAGGAGAGTTATCGTTGTATTTGGTTAAATAATTGTTTTACGCATCTATATATGGAGAGGTTGGCAACGAGCCTCTCCTATATAGTATTTATAATCATTTAAATAGTATAATATGATAGATCTTAGAAAAAATATTGACACCCCATTTTCAGATAAAGAACTCCATGATGCGCATATAGAGACACTGATACGTGAAAATACAGATCCTGATATAATGTATGCACGGCATATTGAAAAGCTCCATAAAAATTTTGAAGAGTCTCAAATAAAAGAAGCTTTGCTTCAAGATATAACAGATGACTCAGAGTAAAACAACATATAGGCCATTACCAGAATATTTGACCATAGGTCCTTCTAATATAGAGGGCCTTGGTCTTATAGCTATAGACGATATAGTACCTAATGTTCCAATGGGTATTACACATATTCACGACCCAAGATTTGAAGATAGTTTTGTAAGGACACCTTTAGGTGGGTTTATAAATCATTCCGATGACCCTAATTGTGAAATATTGTATGAAGAAGATAGTAATACTATAGAGAGAGGTTTACCAGTTATACGAACATTATATAGTATAAAACCTATATCTAAAGGTGAAGAATTAACAGTTAAGTATAAGTTATATGAGTTTAACAAAAAGATGGGCTGAAAAAATAGGATACTTTGAGAAACAGCAGTATCCTCAAGATGAGGCTGAGTATGAAGAATATTTAAAAAATAAAAATGAAAAAGATAGCACAATTGATAGACAAGATTCTAGTGTTCATAATCTTAAAGACAAGGGAAAAGCAGACAGTACAGAGGTCTCTTGAAAAGTCTTTGATTTATGATGATTATGCAAGAGCTATGATATATGCAGACAGAGTGACTCTTACACACACTGCGTATTCAAGAGCATCTGCACTTAGATGGGCTTTTAACTGGGAGAAAACTGAAGAAGGTTTTGTGTACTGGGAGAATATACATGATGCTCTATGTTTACAAGATAGAAGAGACAAGAAACTTGTAAAGCTTCGTAAAACTGTTTTTGTAGTATGTATAACTCTTTTATGCTTTTCAGTATATAAACTAATTACGTTATGAACAGAGATTTTTTTGAATTAGAAGTATGTGTACAGCAATGGGCTGAAGAGAAAGGCATATTTGATAAAGCCACACCTCTTAAACAAGCTCTTAAGACACAAGAAGAGTTAACTGAATTACTCAATGCTATTGTAGATGATGACCAACCAGAAATTGAAGACGCTATAGGCGATATATTGGTCACACTAATCATTTTAGCAGAGATGAAGAAAGTAACTCTAGAAGAATGCCTGAATGGTGCTTATGATGTCATAAGAAAACGTACAGGTAAAATGATTAATGGACAATTTGTAAAAGATGAATGAGAAAGAGATAGTGAGTAGGATAAATACAGAGTTTAACAATAAAGTGCGTAAAAGAACCATATGGTCACGCATTGAATTGTTTGAATTGCATAGAAATGTGTGTGATATGTATTTAAATCCTATTAAAAGAAAGAATCTTGCTATGGTTAGGGACAAATATGATGATGTAAATTAATGGATGTACGATTCATAGGACCAGACCGGCAATTCTCTAAGTTTTCTTCTGCCACTATAGAAGAATGTGTAGAGTATTGTGCAAGTAAACGTATTCTTGGTGTAGATACTGAGACTGAGGGTTTCAGTTTTATTACCAAGAAGATGATCATGTTTCAGATAGGTGATATGGATCGACAGTATGTAATTGATACACGCTTTCAATCTATTGAACCACTGAGAGATGTTCTAGAGTCAGAGGGTATAGTTAAGGTGTTTCATAACGCTAAGTTTGACTATAAGTTTATACGTGCTGTAGGTATATGTACTGAAAATGTATGGGATACTTTTCTTGTAGAGAAAGTACTACACTGTGGTAAAGACAACGTTAGATTTAGTCTTGCACATGTAGTTAAAAGATATCTTAACAAGACTCTTAGTAAAGAGGTACGTAATCAGTTTGTAGGGTTGACAGGTCAGCCTTTCACTGATAGTCAGGTGTTATATGGTGCTAAGGATGTAGTATATCTCCTTGGTATTGTTGAACATCAGAAAGAAAAGCTTAATAAGTATAACCTTAATGAGGTTGCACAGCTTGAGAATGATGCTGTTTTAGCATTCTCTGATATAGAGTATGAAGGTCTTAACATCAATCAAAATGAATGGTTAGAGATTAGTGCTGAAGTTGAAATCAGTATGGAGAAAGTCGAAAAGAATATGGATGAAACCCTCCTTAATGATGATAGATTCCAGGCTTTTGTATCAGACTATGTACAAGGAGAATTGTTTACAACCTTTGACGAACTAAGGAAGATAGATGTAAAATGGTCATCCCCTAAACAAGCTTTAGAAGTCTTTCAAGTACTCATACCTGACTTGGAAAAGGTAGATGCTAAGTTCTTGTATAAACACAGGAAAAAGCATCCTCTTATCCCTGCATATATGAAGTATAAGGAGCAAGCTAAAGTTGTATCATCTTATGGGAAAGCATTCTTAGAGAATGTACACTCAGACAGTAAGATACATACCAGTTTTAATCAGATTCTTAATACAGGACGGGTAAGTTCTCGTGAACCTAATATGCAGCAAATGCCTGCGTCTAACAAGTTCCGTAACTGTATTAAAGCACCTGAAGGATGGGTATTTGTATCGAGTGACTATAGCTCTCAGGAATTGAATGTTATAGCTTATGGTTCACAGGATCCTGTATGGCTTGAGGCACTTGAGAAAGGTCAAGACTTACACTCAGTGTGTGCAGCTCTTGTATATGGTGACAAGTGGATTGATGCTGCAGAAGATGAGTGTGCTTATATGAAAAGTAAGTCTAAGTGTAACTGTTCTGAACACAAGAGTCTTAGGACTAAGGTTAAGACAGTAAACTTTGGTTTAGCTTACGGTATGGGACCTAATAAACTTGCAGATACTATAGAGTCATCTCTTGGTGAGGCTAAAGAACTGATAGAACAGTACTTTAAGGTGTTTCCTAACATAGGTAACTTCCTTACTAAGCTTGAGAAGTTTGGTGTTAAGTATGGCTATGCTAGAACTTATCCCCCTTACAATAGACGACGATGGTTTTCTGATTGGTTTAAAGGGATTGGTGCAGAACCATCTCTTAAAGGTATAGCCGGTACTATAGGTAGAGCATCTAAGAATACTCCTATTCAAGGTGCATCAGCTGACATGACTAAGCTTGCTCTTGTAATTGTAAGAGATTTCATACGTGAGACTAATGTACCTGTTAAAATAGTAATGACAGTGCATGATCAGATTGATACTGTATGCTCTAAAGAATATGCTGAGGAGTGGAAAGTAAAGATGACTGATCTTATGGAGGAGGCAGCTCTTAAAGTTATACCTAATGGCTTATTAAAAGCAGAAACTAACATCTCAGAATGCTGGGAGAAATAAACTATTTAACATGGACTTTGAAACAAAAATAGAAAATGCAAGTGTAAGTATTGATTTTGATTACCAACCTGAAGAAGCTATGGTTATGTACTACCCAGATGGTAGTGGTTATCCAGGGTGTCCAGCAAGTGTTGATAACATTAATGTAGTATGGAAAACTCAAAAGTTTAACTCTAAAACACGTAAGCAAGAAGATGTAGAGGTTGATATTACTGAGCTGCTTAACGAATTAGGACATGACCTTGAAGAACTGTGTTGGGATTATTTAAATAATGGAGACTTTTAAAATGGAAAAACTGACAGTTAAAGATACTGAGCAGCGTATGGCTTACAGGAACTACATAAATAATAAGTATGTAGGTTCTATTATAGCAGGTACGGGGTTTGGTAAGACAAGAGTAGGTTTATTTGCTGTCGTAGAGGCATTGAATAATTCTGATTTAGATGCACTTGTACTTGTACCTTTTGAACACCTTAAAGATAATTTCAAAGAGGAGATGAGAAAGACAGGGCAAGAGAAGTATATAGATAGAATACAATTCTATTGCTATGCTTCAGTAAAAAAGCTATTAGATTCCCCTGACAAGTATTGTGTAGTGGTGTGTGATGAGATACATCTTGGTCTCACTGATCCGTGTTTTGAATTTTACAACACAGATAAGTTTGAAAAGATGATGTTTCTTACAGCTACTCTCCCAGAGGATCCGTTGTACCGGGCAAGACTGCAGAGAGTAGCACCTCCTGTCTATACTATAACTATAGATGAGTGTGTAGCTAAAGGTCTTATAGCTCCTTACAAAATAAAGTGTGTAGCTTTAGAACTCACAAAGGAAGAGAAAGCACAGTATAAAACTGTTAATGCAAACTTTGGGTATTGGAAAGGTAAGCTAGGATTTGATGCTTTTAACATGGCTCAAGCTGTACTTGCAAATAAGAGTAAGTATGGTAATGAAATGATGCAAGCAGCATTAGGATTCTATAGGGCTATTCGTCAACGTAAAACAATTGTAGATCATGCAAAGAACAAAATTAAACTTGCGCAACTATTTGCTAATAGCACTGATGGGAGGATTCTGGTTTTTGGTGGCGATAATGCTTTTACCGATTCTCTTGCTGATTCTCTTGATGGATCTGTTGTCTATCACTCTAAGAAGACAAAGAAGGTCAAAGATGCAGCGTTAAAGGATTTTAAGAATGGTGATGCTAAGGTGCTATGTAGTACAAAAGCATTGAACCAGGGTCTTGATATCCCTAATGCTCAGATTGGACTTATATGTGGTCTTACAAGTAAGGCTCTCACTATGATACAGAGGGTGGGTAGACTTGTAAGAATTGACCCTGACAACCCTGAGAAAGTGGGTAGTATAGTTATATTATATGTACAAAATTCACAAGAGGAAAAATGGCTGAGAAACTCACTCAAAACAACGGATCCAAGCAATATAGTTTGGACGTCGCAAGAGGAACTACTAGAAAGCGTATAAGCAACGCTGAACTCGTACGTATAGGTAAGGATAACTTAACTAAAATTACTCCTATAACTCCAGAGTATAGGTTTGAAGAAGAGAAGAGTGAAGGTGTGGAGATACTAGAAAAGATTATAATAATGTCAGATAACATATCTGATATTACATAACAATTTTGTATCTTCATAGCTTCTGACTTCCAAAGTTTAACATTTAAGAATTGTAGTATATGAACATTGATATTGAACATATCATAGGGCTAAAGCTGTCCCCTGACGAATATGTTTTCCTTCTACTGCACCACAAAGAAAAGTATAATGACTATGTGTCTAGAGGTATAAAGTTGCGAATCAATCTTGTAAAACTTCAAGAGATGGATTACATCAAAATACTTGAGGAGAATAAGGTTGCCGTAAGGCAAAAGTTTATAGACCTTATAGAGACAGATTTTGATAGACAGTTTGCAGAGCTTATAGCTACATATCCTATGAAAGTAGGTAATGCAGGTAAGTATCGCATACTTCATGCTTCTAATCCTGATGCTAAAGCTAATTCTAAAGCGAAAGCTAAGTATAGAAGTATACTTAAGAAAGACCCTTTACTTCATAACAAGATTATAAGGTTACTTAATGTGCAGCTTACACAGCAACGAGAGAATTTGCAGTATCTAAATGCTCTTGATGTATGGTTAAATCAATCTATGTGGGAAAAGTGGGAAGGTATTGACGAAAATACAGAAGACGATAATGACGAAAGAAACACAAGAGTCCTCGATTGAGGTACTAAAAAAGCTAGGTTTTCAACCTATACGCACAGCTGTAAGGCAATCTATAGCTGTCGTAGACAAAGCAAAGAAGGGATTACGAAATATATTTCTTACTAACTGGCCTAGACTGAACAGACACCTATTAGGTGGACTACAGCCAGGTAAGCTGTACATTATAGCAGGTAGACCAGGTACAGGTAAGTCAGCATTTAGTAATCAGTTAATCTTTGACTTGTTAGACAACGCTGCAAGTTTGAATAAGAAAATGGTGGTATTCTATTGGTCTTTCGAGATGCCAGGTTATCAGCAGATAATGCGTAGCGCTTCAAAGGATACAGGTAAACAGATGGCAGATCTTTACTCAGTTGATTCAAAATTAGCAGAGCAAGACTTTCAGACATTTATAAATAGTGTATCTAAGTATGTGAAGTATCCTGTATACTTTCAGAACAAGCCTAAGAATGTAGAATTTATAGAGTCAGCTTGTGAGAAGTTTACTATGCTACATCCTGATGTACAAATCCTTAATCTTATTGACCATACCAGACTTGTTCCAGGTACGGAGGATATAGAGATGAAGAGACTTAACAGTCTTTCTAAGGCGTGTATGAGGATGCAAGCTAATATGGGTACTATAAACCTGTTATTGTCACAGTTAAACAGGAACATAGAGAAAGAGGACAGGGCTAAGAATCAGTTTCAGCCTATGTTATCTGACTTGTTCGGTGGTGACAGTATAGGTCAAGATGCTCATGTAGTTATGATGATACAAAGACCTCATGACTTATATGGTATTACATCAAAGTATTGTGGTGAGGATCCTAGAGGATTACTTGCCCTACACCTTGAAAAGAACCGTGATGGTATATTGGGTATGATCCCATACGACTTTGACGGTGCAAAGTTTACAATTATAGAACGTAAATCTAAAACTAAATCTAAATAATAATGGCAAACACAAATGCAATAGTATTACCTACTGCACCAGTACCTGGCACTACAAAAAGTCCAGAGAATCTTATAATCTATTCTAAACCTAAGACAGGTAAGACTACAATGCTTTCTAAACTGAAAGATTGTCTTATCATAGATTTGGAGAAGGGTACAAATAAGATAGATGCAATGAAAGTACAGGCTAATAGCCTAACAGAATTACATCATATTATCAAAGCTGTTAAAGCTTCCGACCACAAATACAAATACGTTGCAGTAGATACTGTAACAGAGCTAGAGGCTTGGTGTGAGTGGGATGCTACAGCAATGTATATGAAAACCCCTATGGGTAAAAACTTTAATCGTGTCCAAGATCCGAAGACCGGGGAGATGAAAGTACTTCCAAAGAGTCAATGGGACAGTGTATTAAGTTTACCCAAGGGCGCAGGATACCTGTATCTGCGTAATAGTTTCAAGAAGTGGATGAATATGCTACTTACTTTAGCTCCTCATGTAATTTTCGTAGCACACGTAAAAGATGCTATGGCTGAGAAGAAAGGGAAGGAAGTAGCTGTCAAAGACCTTGATCTTACAGGTAAGTTGAAGATGATAACTGCTCAAAAGGCAGATGCTATCGGATATGTGTATTGGGAGGGAGAAGAACTAACAATTTCATTTTCTTCTAAAGACGGCATAGAAGCAAACTCTCGCTGCACACATCTAAAAGATAGTGTAATTCCATTTGAATGGGATAAGATTTTTATCGATTAATAAGTAACCATTTAATTTTTATAAAACATGAGTATTGAAATGAGGGACTCTCAGAACCCTGAAACCACTGAGAACACAGACCTATCTAACTGCACTGTTGTGACAGAAATGACAGTAGATATGATTCTTAATGAACTTGCACAAGGTGTAAATAAGACTCAAATGCAAAAGAAGTTCGCTTATCGTGATGAAAATGGAACTGTAAGACCGTTTGAGAAGTGGATGATTGACCAAATGTTCAAAGATCCATCTCTTAGAGGTAAAAAGCCTGCAAGAAAGAAGGTTCTACCATTTACATTTAAAGGTACAACTACTGCACCTACTACACCTGAGCTTAAGGACGACATTTCTGAAACAGAAGGTAGACCTCAGTTTGATCGATCTACTCAGAGTAATGGGTATGTAGAGATTAATGTAGAAGAAAATGATGAAAATAATAACCAATTCAATTACTAATAATGGCAATTAAATCAAATAGTTCCGAACAAGAAGTAGCTAGTGGAGGCAAAAAGCTTTACACAGGCATTACTCCTATGAGTGTGGTAGCAGTAAATCCAACACTGGATGAGCTACACGCTATGGATATCATGTATCAATCAGAACCTAACTACACTGTAGATTTTGGTGATGGTGACGTACAAAAAGTTGTTCTTTGGCTTAAGAATGAGGATATAACCGTACCTATGGAAATCCTTATCACCCCTGGGCCTTGGAAATCTAAGACAGGTAAGTTTAAGTGGCTTAATAGTCAAGGTCAAGAGACTTGGGCACAGGAAGATGAGAATGGAGCTATAGATAGCTCTAATCTTATGGACTGGTTCAAGAATCCTGAGAGCTGTTACAAAGTTGCACGAGGTGCAGATACTCTTACAGATTTTGTAAAAGTATGGGCTAATGTTGCTCCTGGCGATGAAGTTCAACTTGACACTCTTTCTAAGATAGAGAAAGGTGACATGACAGAGCTTAAGCAGCTTATCAAAGCACTTGCAAGTAACAAATTACGTGTACTTGTATTTGTACGTGATGGTAAGTATCAAGGAGTTTATACTCGTCACTTTGGTAGACTTATGCCTCAGAGAAATGATCTGTTCTTGAAAGCTATGAATCAAGATTATGGTCAGGTTAAAGGTGAATACAGTATCGAGTGGGGAGAGCACAAACCAGGTGTTCTTACTCCAGATGCAGTGGATACTACGTCTGAGATTTCTGAAGACGCAGATTGGCTTGCTGATCCTGTAGGAGAAGAAGAGTCTCCATTTTAAGTAGAGTTTAATTTATAATCAAGGGGAGGGTACAATAATGTATCTTCCCCTTTTATTATTTTACGTATGGGTATAGATGTAAGAAATAGTGATGTAGTATTATCCGTGGAAACCATTTTAAGTAAAATAACTGATTATGACATATTTAGATTTTACTGTCCACCATTTAAGCAGGTAGGTAAAAAGTTTAGTAGTGAGCTAAGAGAGGATCCTATACCAAGTGCACATATAACTGTGAAGAACAACAGACTAAGATATATCGATTATGGATATACAGAGCATAGGTTCGACAGCATAGGATATGTACAGTACAAGTATAACATACCTTTTAGGAGCGCTTTACTTACAATAGACCGTGATTTTAATTTAGGTCTTGCAGGTAAGAATAATACAGGTAAAGTAGTAAGTATAGGTAAAACTTATGGGGTGAAAAAGTTCCAAAAGATACCTTGCCTTATACAAATACGTACAAGACAATTTAGTACGTATGATAAACTGTATTGGGAAGACTATTGTATTAGTAAAGAGACTCTCCGAGAGTATAATGTAAAACCTATCACTCACTATTGGATAAATGGGATACGCTATCCTGCGCATAAAGTTGCATATGCTTACTGTGAACATCCTGGAAAGTACAAATTATACTCTCCATTGAAACAGGAAGGTAAATGGTTCGGTAATATGCAAATGAAACATGTACAGGGTGTTACAATGTTACCAATATTTGGTAATTTGTGCCTTTTAGCATCATCATTGAAAGATGTTATGTGTCTTTATGAACTTGGGATTCCAGCTGTAGCATTACAGAGTGAATCTATGATGCCTCCTAAGAAGCTTATTGCTTTTCTTAAGAGGAAGTTTGATAAAGTAAAGGTGTTGTACGACAATGATTTTACAAAAGATAATAACCCAGGACAGACTATGGCTTTATCCATCTGTAAAGAGTATGAACTCGAGAATATCTGTATTCCTACTGAGCTAGGAGCTAAAGATATATCAGATGTGATGCAAATTCATGGGCCTGTCAAAGCAATATCCCTAATAAAATGGCATTCAAAAGAAAAGGTAGGAGAAAAGGAGTAAAGCTGATTAAAAGTAAACCCTCAGTTGTAGACGGCATTAAGTTTAAAAGTAAACTTGAAGTCTATGCCTATAAGGAACTTCAAAAAGCCAAGATAAAATTCAAGTATGAAGAGGATAAGTTCAGTCTTATAGACGGATTTCCTCCAATCTCAGAATCTTGGGAGTTCAGGTATAAAAAGTTTGCACCTGTTAAGAATACAATCAGAGGAATAACCTACACACCTGACTTTACGTGTCCAGATATGCGGTGGGTAATAGAAACAAAAGGTAGACCTAATGAGTCCTTTCCGTTAAGATGGAAGTTATTTAAGAGATACATACACTCAACAGGTAAACCTACGCTTTTGTTCCTCCCTACTAATAAATCACAGGTAGATATCTGCATAGAACAAATTTTAAAGTTATGATACACAGTGACCAGCACTTAAACTGGTTAAGATCTTTAGAAAAAGGGGACCTTATAGGTCTATCATACTTCAACGGCATACAACCGGGTATAATTCAAAGAGTACGTAGGGGGCATTGTAAAGTATGGAGTTGGAAAGAATCTCGTCCAGGCTATCCATATAATCAAGATATAGTGGAAAATCTCCCTTGTGAAGTGGATTGGATACCTGTGCAGGAAGGTCAGTATGATTTACCTAGAGAGGATGTTACTATACGATTGAGGTATATAAAAGCTCGTGCGTATGAACGCCTTATGCCTTACCCTAAAGATTTTATCAGTAAAGAGACAAATAAAATTATTAATCATGTTAAAGAAAGATTGTTTTAAATGAGTATAAAAACTATTGAACGTCAAGACACTGGAACTAAAGGTGTCGAAAAGAAGATTGATGCAGGAGCTGAAAAGCTTGTGTATGACATCTTGCAACAGACTCAATATTCTACTCCTATTAAGTCTACTGTACGAGAGTTAACCACAAATGCGTGGGATTCTCAGAGGGAGAAAGAAGTAGCAATTGAGGTCCTCACAGGCAAAGCCAAAGTTGAGGATTATTATATCGAGAGACATGGGGAACAGTATGAAGATAGCAATTTTGATGCTTCATATTATGACCTAAAGTATCTTGATACAGAGAACAACACAGTTGAGATTACCTACATACAAGAAGAAGGTGCAGGATTCTGTGATACATTTAAAGTACAAGATTATGGTGTAGGCCTTGGAGATAAAAGACTCGAAGGTATCCTAAGTCTTGGCTATTCTACTAAGCGTAATACTTCAGAGGGCTTTGGTGCTTTCGGTCTGGGTGCAAAGGTTGCATTCTCTACTGGTGTACCTATGTATATGGTGGAAACCGTGCATAATGGAAGAAGGTTTAAATGTGCTTGTTATCCATATCGTACTGAGTTTGTAATCTCTAAGTTTTCTAAAGATGGTACTATGAATGATTTTATAACATTCAGTGATGGTACTAAAGTATACTATGAGAAGACAGACGAAAAGAATAATACTATTGTAAGCTTTGGAGTTAAGAAGCACAATAGATATTCTTATCGTGATGCTGTTGACCAGCAACTAATCTATATTGATGGTGTAAATTTTACTATCAAAGAAATAGAGGGTGAAAGAGAGTATGAGTATAGGAATAAGTCTACTAAGGCTGAAGTAGTATACAACTCTGAGTCTCTTATAATCAGTAATGGTACTGTATTCAACAGACCTCACATAGTTATTGTGAAGGATCCTGCAGATGAGTCAGGTATCAACTATGGTCATGTAGACTTCCGTGAGTTGGAGTTGCAGGATATGTACGGCTCTATAGGTTTTAAATGCCCTATGCGTCAGACGTATCGTGATGAGTCAGGTAAGGAGATTGTCATACAAGATGGTGTAAGTGTTACTCCGTCTCGTGAGAAAGTTATCTGGAATGACGCTACTAAGGCTTATATCTTATCTGTTATAGAGAAGGCTACAGAAGAGGCATCTCAACTTGTAGAGGATAAGCTTCAGAACTCAACTGAAATCTTTGAATGGCTTGAGCAGTGTGCTAAAATCTTTCATAGGAATGACTCTGATGATATTATTCATAGGATGTCTAACATCATTAATAGTGATGACTTATCTCCTGTGTTCTCCGGTGACTCTATGATAAAGTATCTACCTATAAGTAATTTCTTTACAGATAGGATTAAGATAGATAAGGTTACTATAGATTATAGAGGTAAGGTAAAAAGAGACCCAATTACAAATTGGAACACTTTTAACTTTGATACTATCTATATTAAGGATACTGTGTATAGCCCTGTAAAGGACATGTATATATGCAAAGGACTTGGTAAAGGTAGTTTTACTTCTGTAGTCATAAAAGAGTGGAATGATCCAGAGTCTAAAGATGAGTCTGTAAAAGAACTTGCAGATAGTTTATCTGATCTTATAGATGAGCAAAAGCTTAAGTATGAGGCATTAGAGGAGTTCATATTGAATGATTCTAGGGTGCAATCCTATAGTGAGTTAGAAGTCCCTGCAGAATTTCTTAAGAAAGCTAAAGAGATTGAGGTCACAGAGGACGCATTGACTCCTGCAGAGAAACGACTTCTTGAGAACAAAGAGGTAGGTTTTACTCTAAGGTATGATCCTGATGCTCATAGAAGTACTTCTCGTAAGACATGGACATGGGATAAGGTTGAGCCAAAAGGTATAGATCTTATAACTACAGATGAGGAAGTGTATTATGGTGGTAAAGAAGATGAGGAATCTCTTGTTCTTGCTGCCGGTATACTATATCCTTCTGCTCCTGTGATTAACAATTATAACTATTGGGGTCAGAACCCTAGAGCTTTGTTTACACTTAGCCCTTCTGTACGTTATAATATGTGGGCTAAACAGGGGGAGTCTTATGTAGATGATACTAATTATCCTCAATTAATTAAATTAAGTAGTACTGCGATAAAAAGAGTAGAGAAAGCTAATTCCTCTTTATCTCATATAGAGAACTTTTTCTTCTTTAGGACAACTTATAATACAATTGAGACTCATCCTATGGTTAGACGTGCTTATACTATTCGTAAAATAGGTACTACTTTCCCTTTCTTTGATGCTTATTTAAGATCTTTTGATAAGATTGATAATAAAATATCAAGTAAGGCTAGAACGTTACGTGCGTATCTATGCGAGTATGACAACTTCTTATGGGCAATTAAAACTGCTTTAGACCACCCTATCTGGGATAGAATGGATGAGTTGTATGAGTTTCAGGTGTTTTGTGCAAACATTGACTCTGAAGATGAGGATAGAGACAAGAAGATAGCTCAAAAGAGCTTTGAAACCTTTGTCTTTACTGATATCGTAGGAGCTAATGTAGCTGATCTTGAGATTCTAAGTCTGCATGAAGAGCTTAATTCTTATGCTAAAACGCTTGATCCTTTATTTAGGGATTTACCTACAACTACGTTTATGCAAGATGACTCTGCAGAAGAGATTGCAAAGTACATTAAACTGTACAATCGTGATCAATGGGAGTGGGATAACAAATCTTTCCTATCCTCATTACAATAAAAGTAATTTACGTATCTTTAATTTATAAAACTGTTACAAATGATAACAATAAATGTTATAGATGACCAAATAGTTGGATCATGCGGTGAGACTCCGTTTTCAATGCCTTTCGATAAAGCTATTTATGACACCTTAGAGTCTTTGGCTCATGCAGCAGAGATTGCTGAGGATATAGATGACTACAATAGTATTATTGCAGAGGGTGAAGCTCTGGTTCTTAGTGCTAAGGAGTTTATAGGGTCTGTTATAGAGACAGAGTGTGAATACCTTAAAGTGGATCCTATGTCTAGAGAGTTCTTTCTACACTACAATGGTCAGACATCTGATATTGCTATGCCACAAGCATTGGTAGATAGAATTGTACATTCTCAAGATGTAGGTGTAGATTTTATGCCTCTTGTACGTATGTGGGTAAGATTCTTACGCAACCCTAACCTTAATAAGGAGGGTAAAGGCGCTGCTTTCGGTGAGAAGTTCTTCAATTTTGTGAATATGAAGTATGTTCATCCTAAATTGAAGGAAGAATTTATGAAAGACCACGGTCTTACAGAGGAGGCAGCTGAAGAAAGAGCTACTATGTACCAAATGAAGATCACTAAAGAGGGTCTACTCAATGGCTACAAGGTTTCTAAAGAGATCGAGCATAAGTATGAGGCAGATGAAGATGGTGAGGTACGTGAAGTTCCTCGTTATGCACGAACTTTCAATCCTGATACAGGTGAAATTGACTCTGATGGTAAGCCAGAACACGTAGAAGATAGACTATTTGAACCATCTATGATGGGAAAAGGTGGAGATTCTTTTAGTTGTGATGGTCCTACTGGCTATGATTCTGATGGGCATTTTATTAAAGTAGGTTGCAGACATGCGTTAAGTAGCTGGGATATGGTGAACATTGATGATGATCGTTCCTGTGTACCTGGTCTTCATGTAGGCGGATTAAAATACATAGCATGGTATGCAGGTGAGATACACAATGTCTTCATCGATCCTATGCATGTAGGTGCTGTTCCAGATGATGTGGATGGTGCTATTCGTTGCAAGGAGTACTTTGTACACAGTTCTTTGGTTGGTGTTAATGGCTCCATATACCACAGCTCTACTTATGCAAAAGCTACTGATGAACAATGGAAAGAGATGCTTGAAGAAGCTGTCGTAGTCCATATTGAAGCAGTAGAAAAACAAACGGCAGACTTAAAAAGGCTTCAGTCTTTAGTGTAAATCGTTTGGAGATCAGCAGGGACCGGGTACTTAATTGTGCTCGGTCCTTTTTTATTAATCACATTATACAACATGAATGTTAGAAATTATAAAACAGGCGGATGGGTTATACGATCCAGAGTCTATAGAAATTAATGAAAATAAGCTATGCTTGATAGATGCAGATAGCCTCTTATATTATTGTATGGGGGAAGAAACCTTTGAAGCATGTAAAATAAAGCTTGATAGTTTTATACTCGATATACTTGAGAACTGTAAAACCCATAAGTATGTAGCTTTTATGACTCCTTACGACACTTTTAGAAGAAAAGTAGGTGTTACAAAGCCGTACAAAGGAAATAGAAAGGGTAAAACAGTTCCTCCAGTATTTTATGGGTTAAAAGCTTATGCACAGCAAGAGTGGGATTTTACTACTGTTGATGGTATAGAGGCAGATGATTGTGTAGGGTTATACAATTCAATGTTAAAAGATATTGAAGTTGTAATCTGCAGTCCCGATAAGGATGTAATCTTGCAAGTACCAGGTCTTCATTATAACTATCAAAAGAATGAGTGGGTGGATACTACAGAGGAGAGTGCATGGAAGTTTCTATGGATGCAAGTCCTAGCTGGTGACAGTGTAGATGGTGTGCCTGGTATTCCTGGTATAGGTATGAAGAAAGCTGAAAAAGCTTTTGAAGACCTTGATGTAGATGCATTTCCTTTTCGAGCTTTACATATGTATGTAGAAAAGATTAAATTAGATAATGATTCAAAGTTTAATCAATCTACAGTTAAACAAAAGATTGATAAGTTCAAAGAGACTTTAGATCTTGTTTATATGCTAAAGTCCGATAAAGATCTTAGTACATATGGAATAGAATTACCTGAATTACAAATCAATAATGTACTAGAAAAATGGGAGGAAGAAACTCAGTCATCACTATAAAGGATCCGCTTACAGTGACTGTAGCAAATACTATGGATGTAACCGTAGTAAAAGACGAGGAGGAAGAGATAGTTTCAATTGATATTCCGGGACTATCTCAAATATCGTTAGGTAATGTTATATCTGTATCTAATCGTAAGTTCAAGTTTAAGATTAATAGTATCGAGAGTAAGGACATAATGGGTTTACCTGTTTATGATCTTATAATGGCCCCTAGAACTAAAGCATCTCTATTTATTTTACCGATGCTACCAGGTAATAGGCAAAGCTACTATTATGATAAACTGTTTCTTAACTGTTTTGTAGGTACAAAGGATGAGCCTAATGTAATTGCCTTATTGTTTAGGTTTTCAGGTATAAAAAGCTTTATAGCATTAGAAGAGTCTTTGAAGAAGTTAAAAACTTTTGTAAAAGCGGAAGACCCTACTAAAACAACTGTAATGTTTGTATTTAGAGTGCCTGATAGATACACTAAGAACTATAAAAAGTTTTTAGAGGGTAAGTACTCTGAGATGGACACTGAATACAAATACAGAGTGTTGGACTTTCATAATGCTACTATAGATGGAGCTATAGGTCAAATTCTTTTCAAAGACGACGAGCGTAAAGTTCAGTTAGAAGAGATTATAGGCCAAGCTTTACCTGAAAATGCGGAGCTATTGAGTACTCCAAATATCCGTCAAGAGACGTATGACCATAAGGTATACGATATCTAAAAATCCTTAAGGATGTAAAGTGAGAGATAAGGATTCTCTTAGTGACCTGTTTCCGGTAACAGCTTTACTAAACTTAACTATTATGGTAGTAAAAACACCTATTGCTTTAAAGTATCTATATACTCGACGGCATCAGATTACAGATCAAATGTCTAGACTTATAGACATATCTAATGATTCTAGATGGGATGTACGAGCTAAAAAAGAATTTGAAGCTATGCAAGCAGCCTATAAGGCTACTATAGATGAAATCAATTTATTAGAAAATTTAAATTACGAAGTAGAGAATGAAGATATATAATCAATTTATAATGGAAAAAGTTATAGACATAGTATGTAAGACTATGAATGTAGACACAAAAGAAGTGTTTAGTTCTAATAGACATAGAGATGTAGTGGATGCCAGAAGGATAGCTATGAACATTCTTATACAAGAAGAAGGTCTATCCTTAACATCTGTATCAAAGTTTGTAAAGAAGAACCATGCTACAGGAATACATCATAGAAAAGTGCATAATACTTTATATGCAGCTGAAAAAGGCTATAAAGCTTCTTATGATCTCTGCGTTTTAAGATATAAAGGTGGAGATCAATCTACTTTTTCTGATGTTTTAGACCTTACTACTAGGTATAAAGAGCTAGGTGAAAAGCTAGAAGAAAAAGATAAAGAGATAGCTGATCTTAAATATACTATCCTCAAGCTTGAGAACAAGTTTAGAGATCATAATTTTATGATACCTGCTTAACCAAAACAAAGAAGATGAGAATAATTAATGTAATTGTACGCACAAATCAAAATCCAGTTGTTTCTATAGATAGCTTTGGCGTTTTTGAAGAACAGCTTTCTGATGAAGTTGTTAAACAAGCTGAAGAGTTATTTATCCAAAAAGCTGTAAGTGAACTTGGAGTTGATGAAGAAAAAGCAGAAGATAGTTTAGAAAATGGATATATTGATGACGGACTTGTAATAATATCAATTGTATGGTCAGATATTTAAACCAAAACAAAGAAGATGAGTGATATGCTAAAAACAGGGTTAATTCCTTGGTTTTCTAAAACACCTATTAAAACTATAATTGGTTATGAAGACATTGATGGTTTAGGTACAATAGAGCATTCTGTATTAGGGTGTAGACCTCTAACTTCAGAAGAGATTGAAGAAGAAAAGAAAAAAATTAAACCAAAACAAAGAAGATGATAACATCAGAATGCTGCGGAGCAGAACCTGTACTTGATAGTGATGATCTTGGGATATGTCCTGAGTGTAAAGAGCACTGTGAGTATGTTAAAAACGAAGAAGATGAAGACACTTAAAGAGATTATCGAAAATAACATTGCAGCCCTTGAAAAAGGTAAAAAATGGTTGACAGACCGTAGCTATGAAGAAGCTGCTGAGGAAACACAAATCAACATCAATATATTATTAGGGATACTTTCTGAACATAAAGACCAAAAAAAAGAAGATGAGTGAAAGTATAGTAGGAAATAGAGTAAGTCTTAAAGACCAGCCTGAATATGTAGGGGTGGTTAAGGAACTGCATTTAGAAGCGGATGAAGAAAAGGGCAGAAAGAAAGACCTATTCAAAGTTCTTTGGGATAAAGGAACTGTAGGTATAGTGGAAGTAAAAGACCTAATAAACCAAAACAAATGATTGATCAATTTTTACTAGCAACAGCATTTGCTCTATTAATAACATTTGTGTTTTTAATTATAGACGCAATATGTAAAAACAATAAAAAAGATGAATAATTATGGAATATTAACAACTTATAATCCATACACTAAATTATGGTATGCATTTAATAATGAAGATGTAGCAGATTACTTTTCTAACCCTTCTAAAATTACATTCGGGGAAGGAAAAACTGCTCCTAAAGCTATGAAGCATTACCATCAACGTGTAGAGTATTTAAAACAAATAAGATGAGTAAAGAAAAAACAATACGCCCTGAGCTATTTGAGGTAAAGCATGAATATGGTTGTACTTATGTAATAGCTTATGATATGATTCATGCATTGCAGTCAATGCCAAGTTATACTGATATTAAGTATGAGATTTCTCAATTAACAGGACGCGGTAATATGATTAACTGTTTAGAGGTAGCTAAAGAATGTTTACCTCAAGGACTTGTAAATAAAACTGTAGATGATAACGAAAGTAAAACGTAAAAGTATGGTCATTAGACCATCAGGACGTTCATCTGACTTTATATCTCCTTCTTTCGGTTACGGGTGTTTATTAGATTGTAGCTACTGCTATATGAAGAGACATACACCTAAAGGTCTAAGTGTTGCAGAGAATACTAATGACATACTTACAGAGATTTCAAATCATGCATTTTTTGCAACGGTAGATAAGCCGAACCAAACAGATCCTGAGTATGTAACATATGATATTGCTTGTAATGAAGACTTTGCCCTACATTCTAAATACCATGAGTGGGAGAAAATATTTGAGTTCTTCAAAGAACATCCTATAGCTAAAGCAACATTTGCCACTAAGATTATACCTGAAGTATTTCTTAAGTACAACCCTGAAGATAAAGTCCGGATACGTTTTAGTCTAATGCCTCAAAAGATAAGCTCGATACTAGAGCCTAATACAAGTAAGATAGAGGATAGACTACTAGCAGTAGAAAGATTTATACATGCAGGGTACGATGTACATCTTAACTTCTCACCCGTAGTATATTACGATGGGTGGGAAAAAGATTATACAGAGTTGTTTCATCTTGTAGATGATATTGTAACATACAAAGACAAGGTTAAAGCAGAGGTTATATTTCTAACTCACAATGCTAAGAAGCACTGGCATAATCTCGAGAACAATGTACCGGGGGAGGAGTTATTGTGGACCCCAGATGTACAAGAAGTTAAAAAATCTCAGTACGGTGGTGATAATGTACGTTATAAGTTAGGTCTTAAGTCAGATCTTATAGCGCAGTTTAAGGATATACACGGATCCATAATACCGTGGAATACTATTAGATACATTTTTTAATGAAAAGATTCCAAACTCGTAGAATAACACTTAGAAATACTCTTATACTAAAAAAGTATGGGTTTCCACTTTTCTTTATGATGAATATACTAAGTACAATACTTGTAGTGACAATGGTAAAGTACTGGTGGTAAACTAAATTTCAGGGTCTCTTTAAGGGGCCCTGGAATTATTCTATTTGTCCTACAAATTTTATAAATTGGTTATAGCCTGGTACAAAAGTTTCTGCTACTTCTCTTGGAAAACCTTTTGTCCTTGCATCTAACTCTTCACCTTTAAATGTTGCAGAGGTACTTCTATATCCTGCTTTTACTAGAGCAAATGCATCATCTACTAGACCTAAAGTAGGGATTGCAGATTGATTTAATTTTTGCAATTCTAAAGGATTCATTGCAAAAGTAGTTTCAAGTATAACTTTTGCTAGTATGTCAGATAATAATCGTGTACCATAGTTGGTATTTTTTAAAGGCTCATCATCATCATTAAATCCTCTTGCTCCGAACAGCATTCCTATAAGAGATAGTGTAAGAACTATTCGTGCCTCTGCAAGAAATGACCTTGTAGATGCCTCTCTCATTTCAATATATGATTCAAGATCTACTTGAAGCATATCAGGATCAGTAGTATTTGCTTTTACAAAATCTAATTCTAATTGTATTGCAGCTCTTTGCCTTTTATATCTTTCTTCTTTTGCCTCACTCCATTTATTTTTAGATTCAAGTCTTGCTTTTCTTTCGGCACTTACAGTATAAGATCGTAAAAAGGCAAGATGTGAAAATGCATTATAAACTCTTTCTAAAGCTGCTGCTGTTGATGCTAAGTATCCGTTAGTTTCATCTGTAGACTGCTTACCAAGAATAGCTCGCATTCCCCCAATAAATCTACCTTCTACAGGAGCATCTTCGATATAATCATATCGTCTTCCCCCATATCTTTTAAGTACAAATGCAGGTGCCCACCATTTGAATGTACCTAGTAATCTAAAAGCTAATTCTGTGTGAGCTGCCACTATATTATCCTCTCCTTGCTCACCTTTTATTCCTCCTACTACCTTTTTTACTACCTGTCTAAACTGTGTAAATGCTTCATCAGGTAAAGCATCTAAATCTACTACAACCTCTCCGGTTTTCTTATCCACTGTAGATTTCTCTGAAACTATCTCTAGTATTGATTTTGATCCTTCAGGTAATTGATTTAGCCTTTTTACAAGACCATCTTTACCTAATCCATAGTTTTGCATCATAGCTACAGCAACAGTTCTATCTATAGATCTATCTGTCATACCTAAAGGTTCATACATAAATGATGTATCAAGATTTCTTGTTAGCACAGTAGCATGCATTCTTCTTCCTCTATGATACTCTCTACCTTGTGTATGCAAGTTAAAATAGTCTGTTATACCATAGTAAAAATCTCTATCCTTAGCAAACATTAGTAGAGAGTCTGATAGTTCTTTTGTTCCGTAATGAACTCCTCCCATACCTTCTACATATGTAAATAAACTACCTGCTATTTTAGTAGATATTGCAAGTTTTACAGGTACAGATATCTTCATATAACTAAAAAGAGCGTTAAGCTTACTTACAAGCTTTTGCATACTTACATTACCTATAATCTTATCCTTACTACTATAAGAATGTCCGTACATATAGTAGTTAAAGAATTGGTCAAATAATTTAAGAGTATCTGGATCTAGACCTTCTTCATCTAATACAGGTTTACCTGATTCTCGTATTATTTCTGTTCCTCTTTTTGTAGATTTTGTTTTTAATTGCTGCCCTGCTAAATGTTTAGTATGTAATTGATGTCTTAAGAACAGCATTTCAGATTCTATCTTAGACTTTTCGATATAATTATAAATGCTTGCTCCCATCATATACATAGACCTAGACAAATCTCTTGATACAAGCTGAGAAGATTTATCTCCTTTTCTATTTTTAAGTGCATTTATAAAAGGTAACGGTACTTTTTGTATAGGATTACCCCCGCTTGTATCATCTTCATCTACTTTGACAGCAAATCCTCTTGACCACCAATCTTGTATAAAATCTTTACTGAATATATCTTTTCCTCTTGTAAAATTTTCAATAAGAGTTTTTCTAACTGTAGGAATAGTATTGCCAGATAGATATACTCCATCCATTTCTTCATTATACTCTCTAAGCTGCTCTTTCCAAGCATTAAAGTATGTTAAAAGAGCCTCATTCCCAGGCTGATTAAGTTTTTCAAAACTTTCACTCCATACTTCTTTGGCATATTCAGGTTTTACTTCTAAGTACATCCAGTATTTAGGTGATGCCCAAGCAGAAGGGTTTCCTCCAAACACATTATAATTATCCTTAAAAGATTTTAGATACGCATTATAGGCTTTTCCTTTGTTAGGATATTCTCTTTTTAAGTACTCTATTCTTTTTTTAAGAGCTTTATTATAAGACTCTTTAGCCCCTTCTTTTATCTGGAATCTTTCTTTCATCCAGGCTACAGATTCTTTTTTTACTTCATCAGGTACACCTACTTTTTCTAGTACCTCTTCCCAAAACTCTTTTTTAAACATTGGGATAAGTTTTAACTCTTCTCCCGTATCCTCTATAAACATTTCATATACATCTACAAGAGACATATTTTTGCTTTCAGCATACAGTTGTAAAGACTCATCTAGGTTAAACCACTTTCTTCTAAGCTCTTCAACTCTACGAGCTATGATATCATGAGTAATATTTATTCTTCTTTTGCCTTCTTGGAATATAGGATTCTCAATTTGATCCATAACTATAAACTTGTCCAAGAATCCAAGTCCTGCATAAGGTATTGTAGTATCTAATCTAGAGTTTACTAAACTTCTCCTAAGAAGTTCTTCCTCTATAATTTCAACTGCATCTTCTACAGACCTACTTAATTCTGCTATGTCATCGTAAACAGCAGTTTTTTCTTTTTTAGTTTTTAAAGATTTAGCCTTACGAACCATCACAGCGTTTATATCAGAAAACATTTGTAACAGATCTAAAGAATGCTGTAATTCATCAAAAGACATATAGTTCTCTGAATCTTCATCTGAAATAGATGCATAATCAGTAGCTTTATTTATAGTCTCATTTAGAGTTTCAAGCAGCTCTCCAAGATTTGATTCTACTACTAATGATTGTACAGCTCTGTACAGTACATCTTTTTCTCTACGGATTTTTGCCGAAGGCTTCATTTTGTTTAGCTCTGTAAGCCTATTGTATATTTCTGACAACTTTGCATTTATTCTTTTGTCGTCAGTGTATTCTTTAGCTACAGATATATGCTGTAAGAACTTATTTTTAGATTTACCTATATTAAAGGTGTTTATACCTGTAGGTATACCTGCCTTACTCCACGAAAAATCCATATGCCCAGGTATAATTCTAGACATCCTAATTTTACCTATACTATAGTTATCAGATAAAGTAGTAGCATAGATTCCTAACTGTGAATCATAAGACTCTCTTTTACCTCCTCTAAAAGGATCAATAACTATTTTTTTTGAAGCTCCTGCACCTTCAGTAAACTTTTGCTTAGGAGCTATAAACTTAAAGTCATAAATTGCTACGGATCCATCAGAAAACAAAAACAATATATCTATAGTACCTGCAGTATCAGTTGCTTTATCATAAACTTGTACCTCTGTAAATACTTCAAAGTCTTTATCTTTTGCTATAGTATCTTGAGTTTTACGTACCTGTGTTAAAAGCCGTTTCATTTCTCCACGAAACTCTTTAAACATATTATCAGTAAGATCTGCTTTATACTTTACATCAGATTCAGTTAATTTAACTCTGCTATCTTCTAAATCTACAACAGAAGCTCCTTTCATTTTTGATGCCTCATCCTCTACAAGAAATTGTCCTACATTATGAAGATTTGTACCTGCGTCTCTAGCAAAAGCTGATTTAGGATTTTTTTGCATACCTTTTACAGCTTCAAGACCCCCCATATTTCTCATAAAGCTTATAGTAGAATCGTCTGTAGCTCTTCGAGTAACCATTTTAGTTGTACCATCCTCTTGCTCAAGCATATATCTCGCTATAACTCCTTGATCGTCTTCAAATAACTCAAAGTTTTTTATTTTACCTTCAGCTAACTCTTTTGTAATATCTGTTTTTATAGAAAGCTTATTATGTGTACTTATAAGTTCTCCTTTAATAAGTTCTGCTGGTGTAGCTGTACCTAATGACCTGAATAAAGTATTGTTGCTAGTGTTATCTATAGCATCTTGGTATTTTGTAAGATCGTTATTGAACATTTTGTATGCAGCTTTGACATACGGATCCTCTAAATTGAACATGTTCTTTATAGCTTGCCATGCTCTTTTCCACCAACGACTCTCTCTATCATTGATATTTTCATCAGTGGCTCTATTAACCATTACCTTTGCAATAGCTTCATCTATAATATCTTCTTCTGTATACTCTGATATAGCTGCTCTATATTTTGTAGATACCTCTGCATATTCAGGAGTAGTAAATATTCTAGAACGCATAGAATTATATAATGCACTCCCTGTATCTTTTAAAGCATTGACATAAAAATGAGTTATTTCCTCTGTAAGCTCTGACTCATTACCTAAAGTAGCCACTATAGATTTATTTATAAGATCTGCTACAGCTACTCCTGCAATAAGATTACCTTCATTGTCAGTTAAAGTCTTTGCAACTTTAAAAGATATTCCAAGCTGATTCATAATAAGCTTAAGACTGGCTTGTATGTTCCTTTCTGCTTCAGCTATTCTTTCTTGTACTATCTTTTCTTCTTTTTCCGGGGAAATATCTGCAAGCTCTTGAAACCTTTCTATTTGAGCCCCCCTAAATCTTACAAGTGTATTTCGTACAGTGGTATCTCTAAAATAAGAGTTTCCTCGTATAGCTTTAACCTGAGAATCTTGTAAGTATACTACAGGCTCGGTCTGCATATCGTACGTAGTTTCTAATACGTCTTGAACACGGGCAGCTTCTTGATTAAACTTATATGCAGGCGCAGATAGTTGGTATAACCTCCTACTCTCGTTGTACTCCATAAGGCCTTTTTCGACCATATTATTTATTATGTTGGATTCTATACTACAACTCATTATTTTTTACAAGTTAAAGGGTCTTTTTTACCTTTTTTAGGTTTACTCTGGGCTTTATTTTTATTTGCAATAGTGTAATTAGAATCTAAAAATATGGTATTTGTCATATTTACAAGATTGGTGCTTCCTCTTACATCTATTGGTACAGAAACTCCTTCTTCGCCCTCTACAGGATTTCTAAAGTAAACTACTTCAGCTTTAGGTCTAGCTGCACCCTGTGCTATAGCTTGTTTAAAAGCTTTTTTAGACTTAGAAGTTAACTGATATGTAATAGGGTGAGTCTTTTTACTATACGTATTATTTTTAACTGCAATAGTCCTATCATTACGGTTATTCTCTAAAAAGTATTCAAAGTAATCTTCTATCCTACCGTTAAATACCATACCTGCATTTCCAGTTGCATACCTATCTAAAGGATCTTCCATTAATCTCATAATTGAGTCTCCAGGTATTGTATTTAAGAATGAATTTCTTGCAGTTTCAATTCCGGTTTGAAGTAATGCTGTTTTAATAATATTTCTTGCTATATCAGGATATGTAGCTTCAACTTCTCTAAATCCATCATAGATACTATTCATTTCAAATGGAGTCATAGTTCTATTCAAAGGCTGAAGATAATCATTTGTCATGTCTTTACCCTCTCTAACAGGAGATATAACAGGTATGAGGTTCTGTATGAATGGATTATCTTTTAAAGGATGCTTTACTTTAGGATTTTGAATCGTTTCTATCTGCATTGCCATAGAGTCTTCTCCAAGCATAAGAGATTCTATATTATCTCCTAAATCTATTTCTTGATTTGAATCTTCTCTATATACAGGAATATTCTGCATTATAAATGATATAAATCCATTTTCATACTTATTCAAAATTTTTGCTCTTTCATCTACAGAAAGACCTCTAATATTAGGATTTGTATATATTTTTTGTATCCGTTTAAAGTCCACCATAAATGCAGCCTGCTGATCTTCTGTCAAAAATAGATCATTAAAAATAGTCTGCATGTCATAGTTGTACATAGACAATGATCTCATAAATGTATCAGGTGTTCCTTTTTTAGCTATAAAATCTTCAAATCCTATTATATCTTGTTTAGAACCTAGTATATGTATTTGATCTGGCTCAAATGCTATAATTTCACCTAAGCCTTCTGTATCTATTATACCATCGTTACCTAAGTCTGAAAATCTTTTAGTATCACCAGGTTTATTTATGGTCTCACTTAATCCAGGAGCATCGGTAATAGGATTTTTTAAATTTAAAACAACAGCCATTTTCACTTCCCCTACATGTGCATAGGCTGCCTTATCGGAAGTGAAATAAAAACCATCACTTATTAATTTAGTTTTATCAAATTCTTCAAATTTTTCTTTTGTGTTATGATAAACAATATCTTTTACTTTACTCTCAGGGAATATAGTGTTTAGATAAGCATTGTACTGTTCTTCTGTACCTATCTCTGCTAGCTCAGGATTGGATTCAAATACTTCAGAGACACCTTCAGTAACCTCAGTTGCAGGTTGAGTAGTATTTATACTTGTTATTTTCTCAGCATTTTTAAACAGCCCTGTACTTAATGCACTTTTATACATATCTAAGATAACTCTAAGATGATTTCTGCTCTTAGGTATCTTAGTATCAAATGCTTGAGCCGTAACTATATTACCAAGAGTTTCACCTAGTTTGCTGTACATAAACATATCAGATAGTACTTGAAGCTGTACATACTTTTCTTCTTCAGTCATATCCTCTACATCTTTTGCCACCATAGGTTTAAGCATATCTGCACTTAAAAGGTACGTATCAGATTCTGTAGGAGAAGTTTTAAAGTTTGTAGCATATAGCGTTCTAAGATCTTTAGATATTTCTTCATCATATATACTTTCTTCCATTACCTTACTTGTTCTACTCCTACCTATTTCAAGCATTTGTAGGTAGTCTTTAACAATAGGCTGGTTAGCAAACATTGCTTGTGTACGTATATCTACTCCTACTCGAGTAAGGAACATCCACATATTTGCATTGTCCGGAGTAATATTCAAAATGTGAAGTATAGGATTGTTCACAACATCTACAGAAGCGTTTGTAAACTGACTTATAGCATCAGATATACGCATAGTCCCTTCAACATTAGTCACTCTCCCTAAAGAATGTTCCATAGCTAATGGATCAAACCCTGTAAAGTTTATAGCTATCTCTTTAATAGCTCCTGTAGGAAGTTTAAGCTCATTATCAGTATCTAAAGTAAGTCCTGCTATTTGCCCTTTAATATGGTGCGTAGAACCAAGTGCTGCTATACCTACAAGTACTTTACCTTTATTAAATGCTTCAGCTACCTCTATAAGATTAGGTATGCTAGTATCTGTATGGTAATCTGTAATAGTTGCTAAATCAGGTAGTCTTTTATCACCTTTATAAATACCTTCTACAAGTTCATTAGTATTAGGATCTACACCTCCATTTAGCTCTAAAGCAATTGCCTCTAAGTCATTTGTATGCACAGGTTGTAGCCAGGTATCATATCTTTCCTCATTATTTATTTGCAATAACGTAATCATATCTTCCATTACAGCATTCTGCATAGCCCCCTTACTCTGTGAGTTGTACTTAGTGGCTTTTGGATTTTCAGCTTGCCATTCTTCAAAAGATTTAGAGAATACTTCTTGTTTAGCTATAATTTTTTTAATTCTAGCATATGATTTACGTATCTCTTTAGGATTAGAGTCAAAATACTGTGCTAGCTTATCCGCCTGTTCATTAGATATATCTTCTGCAGATTCTTTAAATAGCTCATCTGCTGTTTTTTCTCCAAAAATCTTACTTACAAAAGAGTCTGTAAGCATTTTTACAAGCTGATCTCTTTCTGCTACAGAATCCATTATGTCTTCCATCTCTTCAAGAGCCTTCATATTTCTATTCAGGATACGTTGCTCTGCATTATACCACTCTTCTAAAGAATCATAAAACTTTTCTTTTACAAGTTTACCTCCACGCATTCTATATGCTGGGAAATACAATACAAGTTTATCTATATCAAAGTCAGATCCTGACTTAGTAACCATTTCAGATGGAATTACCACTGTAGGACCTGCAGTTCTAGGTAAAAATCCTTTCACTTTAATAGCTTCAATAGAGTGAATACCGTCTGTAGGTATACGTATACCTATAAGTTCAAGTAGGTCAAGTTCTCCTACTTTAGTGTCTCCATCATATATACCATCTTTTTTAATTATCATATCCTTACCCACCATCTCTTTAAAGTGATGTGGTAGATATACTTGCATATATTTATCTCCTTCAGTGTAAGCTTCAAGCTCATCAAGTCTCACTCCAGGTATACCATCTATTTTTGATGTTTCAAATCCTAGCGAAGACTGTTGTACATACATGTCCCCTTTAAATCTTTGACGGATAACTCTCTTACCCGCAAGACTCCATAGTACTCCTTCAAGCCTTCCTTTATTAGACACTGCATCAAAGTACACAGGTTTTTTCTCTTCATTACGCTCTTCAAGATAATCTAAAGACGCAAGGAGTTGTTTAGGCATTTGACGTCTTAAACTCTCATTTTTAATAGCAGCTATAAACTTGCTGAAGTCATTGTTTATCACTTCATAGTTCATAGTATTATCCTCATTCCTACCTTTTTCTTTTATACCAAACTCATCTAAAAGTTTAGTGTAAGCTTGCTCTGTAAGGCTGTTAAGAACAGAATTATATCGTTCAATAGTAGGACTAAGAGCTTCAAATTCTGGACGAATAGCTCCGTTTTGAAATAAATCAGATAGTACTTGTACTCTTGCTTGTGTAGCAATCGGAGATGTACCTTTAAATTTAGAAGGCACTTCTAACTGTGTCCCCATAAATCTGTAGTCTATATTAACCACGTTAGAAGAATCTAAATTATTCTTTAACATGTCAGAGTTAAGTATAACTCCATCCTCCATAAGTTCTAACTGACTATCTTCTCCAGGTACACCAATCTTAAATGCAGATGGAAGTATAAGTCCCCCTAAAGTTTCTGAAGTAAGAAATTTGTACATATTTTCTATACCTGTAAATGTCTTATTCCCCATTTTTCCTAAACCAGGATATATAGGTGCAGCAGACATTTTAAAGAAACCTGGTACTTGAGTATTTATATTGTCATTAGCGAGATATCCAAAATACTGGAATTTAAGAGGTGGGAATTTACCCATAACTTCATCAGTTATAGTATCTCCTCTATACATTACATTTTCATAGACTTTTTCTTGTGCAGGGCTCCAAGTATTTCCTCTTATAGCCATTTCTCTGTATGCAGGAAGAGTAAGTAAAAGTGTACCATCCGCTTTTTCAGCTGCTTTAGCATAAGCTGCAGCTACTTTTGGAGATAAAGAATCTATATACTCCTGTAAAAATGGAGTTATACGTGAAGGTTCTTTTACTACAACTAATTGTTCAAATCCATCTGCTACTTTTCCGTCAAATAGTGTAAATTCTGCATCTGTTTTATTGTTTTTTACTCTAGAGTTTTCAGAAGCGTTAAGCCATTCATTTAAGCCTTCATCTACATTAAATATGTCTTTTACACCTACAGCACCTTTTACTCTTTTAAATAAAGCTTTATAAAATGCTGGATCTCCAAAAAACATTTTGAACATCTCATTTTTATAAATAGTCTGACGTACAACAACTGTTTCTACAAACTCTTGAAGTTTTTCTTTTGATACATTATCAGGGAGTGTTTCTCCAAATCTAGCTCTATTTAGCCCATATAATTGATAGCTGTCATCTTCATTCTTAGAAACCACTTTAAGTTTATCCATAAACTCTATAAGTTCTTCTACATCTTCTTTTAAAACTTTTTCAATAGACTCAAAAAATGCATTGCTGTTAAGAGTTATAAATTCTTGTATATCATCTCTAGTGGCCTCTGCATTATTCATCATATTATTGAGGTGAGATGTCATGTCAGGATTAAGTTTTGACATAAGCTTTTTAAACATCCTCAACTTATTGATACGATCAGTGTAATCTTTTACATTAATTTGCTCTTCAGTCGCAGTGTTAGTAGCCACTATTTCATCTACTAAATATCCAAGTAGTGCATCTTTTGCTGACCGGATATCCTTAAATTCCTTTATAGGGAATCTTATAGAGAAATCTGTAGCTATATCTGCCGCTTTAAGTACAGGCATTACACCTTCCATTATAGACTCTATATAGCTTGTAAGATTATCTGTAGGGCGCAGCTTAGAAGTTTTTACTCCTACTTGACCTGCACCCTCTATTGCAAGACCCTCACGTATCATTACATCCATTTTAACATTTGGATCGTCTCTAAGTGCTTTTAGAGTGAGGGAATTAAATGCATAAGGGTTTTTGTTAGGATTCTCTTTTGTAGGGAAATAATCTTTAAGCTCATCTATAGGGGTATTTGCTATAGTGCTCATTTCATTGTTCATAGAAATGCTATAAACAAGTTTTCCTTCAGGATTTTGATGCTGGAACTCATACTCTATATTAGTAGTATCAAGTTCAAGCTTTGCAAGATGATTCATCCTTGTAACACTAAGAGATTCACTCCTGTCAAATAGTGCTGTAAGAGATGTAGTACCTGCTATTATATCTCCAAATACAAAGTCAATACCATTATCTATAGCATTTCTATATGTAGTGTCCGTACCAGGTAACATCATTTCATTTCTAGAATCTATCTGTAAGATTCCTTCTAACTTTTCTCTATTAGAGAATACTATTCCTAAATGTTCAAGGGCATCAAGTTTGTACCCATAATCTCTTGAGTTTTCTACAGCATTAAGTACTCCTTTTATAGTAAGTTTTCTATTTCCAAATTTGGATTTTACATCTTTATCAAATACAATATTGCCTCTCTCATCAAATTGCACATGTTTAGATGTCCGTGTCTTACCTCGTAGCGATGCATTCCATCTTGCACGTATACCTCTAAGATTTCTTTCTAGGTTAGGGTCTATGTTATAAATTTTACCTGTCTCTTGCAGTATAGTATACTGTGTGTCATACATTGTTTTTGCAAACTGATTTCTAAACGCTGTTTGCAATAATGCTTCTTGAAAAGACGTAGGCATTACATAAGGATCCTCCCCTAATCTCTCTAGTACATCTTTAGCCCAAGGATACTCTTCTTCAAGGTCTATTAATGTATCTAACTGGTCTTGAAAATTTAGTTTACCCTGCAGTTTTGTTTGTAGAGTTTTTAGTACAGATTTAAGCTCGTATGCACCTCTTAGTCCTGTTGAATTACGTTCTCCGGTTCTGTTAGGAATTGTTCCAAGTATAATTTTAATAACTCCTTTTGCAGTGTCTGTAGGAGACATTTCTAATTGATCTGCAATATCTTGGAACATTTTACTGCTTACTTCATCTTCATCTCTAGTATCTTCTAACTCTAAGTCAAGTCCTAGCTGTTTCATAAACTGCTGATGAATCATAGTAGCATCATATCTGTTTTCTGTTCCCAGATCCCAAATTCTACCTTGTATTTCTTTTGAACCTAAAGCACTACTATAAAGAGCTTGATTAGCCTTAAGTACTTGATTATATGCAGCAGTACCTTCTTTCAACTCACTAAGTCTCTCTGCGTAATCGTCATACATTAATGCCCATGCATCTCTGTATGCTTGTGCTAATGCTGAACTTTTTACAGGTGTCATATCTAGAAAATCTGCAAATTCTAAATTTACCTCTCTACCTTCTTCTACTTCGTAAGTTACATTTTGTATAGCCTCTGCTAAATATGAGGTAAGAGTGGAGTTAAGATCTGCAGTAAATACAGCACTTTGACCATTTAAAATCTGTGTAGCTGCCATCATAGGGCTACCTACATTCTTATTTTCAAGGTTTCTTTGTGCATTTTTAAACCCTCCTTCTTCAATCTTAGCAAAAAGCCCCTCTATACCTTTTATAGTGGGATCTATTTCAAAAGCTTTATCAAGTTTAAATACAGTTCTAAACGTATCTCTGATAAAATCAAATAGTTTTTGGAAAATAGTTCTTTGCTCTGGAGTTACAGTGTCTTGTCCTATTACATATTTACCTTTTGACAATACATATCTCCTGAACTCTTCTGCTAACCATTCTTCTGCCTCTTTATCTGTAAACTCTGAAAGGAGTTTTGATACAGGCTTATAAGAACGATCTTGTTCTCCTTTAGCTAGCTCTTGGTATGGTACTGCTTTACCTTTTGTACGTCGTACAATATTGTAAAGTTTTTGTCTATCTCTTGGAGACAACATGTGCAGAGATACATTATGAAATCCTTCATGGTATAGTGCTCCTCCTGGTGCAAGATCCGATACAAGTATTTTACCAAAATCTTTAAGTTGAGCATATCCTTCTCCACTCATACCAGAAATCATTCCTAATACAGGAATAACCTCTGTAATAAGCATACCCTGTAATCTTGCAAGTTCTTCCCCAAATGTTTCCTGTATATACTTATCAGATGGTAATGTGTAAGAGCTTGCTAAGAATGGTAAATCTTCTTGATCAGTAGATGGACGCTTTGTAGTAGTTGGTGTTGTTGTAGTATCTGGCTCAGTATCATCTTCTTTGTATTTCTCTTCAAAAACTTGCGATTGCTCTTTAGAAAGATCCCCATCCATATATCTATCTTGGATTCTTTCTTTTAAAGCTTGCGGTTCATCTGGATCTTCAAGTATCTCTATAAGCTCTTCTCCAGACATCCGGTTTATAGCCATATCTACATACTTTAAATCAGCTGGGGGCTCGTATGTAGGCTTTTCTTCAGGCTTTTTATTAGGATCAAGATCAGTTAGTTCAGTGATAGGTGCTCCAGTAGGAGAAAGTTCAGGAGACTCATTAGGATTTGTAGAAGGACGCGTTACTCCTGCTTTTTCTAAAGTTTCATTTACAGTATCTCTAATAACTCTACCTGTTCTTGTAGCTCTTTGTACAGCTTTACCTCTAAAACTCCTTACATATTTAAGAGATTTTCTTTGCTTTTTACTATTGTTGAACATTGCATACCCACCATGCCATCTTGGAGCATCGAGTATTTCAGAATCAGAATTTGAAGATATTGGAGTTGCTCTTGTTAATAATGGAGATTGTCCTTCATCTCTATCTTTTAAAAGATATTCATTATAATTCTTCCATGTTTTACTGTTATCTTCATCTAGAGTAAGGTCATCGTTTAGAATTACCTGTAGGTATCCTTCCTTTTTACCATTTGTAATACTACTCTTACTTATATTGTGGTATTTAGTAGTTAAAAACTTTTTGAAAGAATTATATACTTCATCTTCTACACCGGCTTCAAAGTTTTCTAACCCAATTTCTTGACTTTGATCTCCGAATATAAATGTTCCTTTACGGTGAATTAATTGAAATCTAGGGTCATCTTTTTTAGACTTTTTACCCCGCATATAGATTATATCATCTAAAGCTTTTTTAAGAGATATCTTTTCACCTTCAAATTCAAATTCAAATTCTTTTGCAGCTTCATATGCTTTTTCCCAACTTTTAGTCCCTTCTTGAGCATCATAACTTTCCTTACGTACAGTTATAAGTTTTTGAAGTAATCGGAGTACATTTTCTACTTCATTAGCTTCAAACTCTCTCCCTATCATAGGTATAGCTAGTTGACGTTTCTTGTCAAACGCCCATACAAGACCTGATCTTGTACGCACAGGCATAGGTATATCTTTAAGAGTTATAGTTTCATCTATAGTTTTAGAGGTACCTATATATAACCCTACGTCAGAGTATTGATTTTTACTATGTAGTTTCCCAGAATTTTGTGTGGCCTCATCTTCAAGGACTATTTTCCCATTAGATTTACCTGTAATATTATATAAGTATACTTCGTCAGATTCTAAAGTTTCTTTTCTCCAGGTTTCATGAGCTTCACTAATGTCATCTTTTTCAGACTGTTTTAAATCTTTATCACTTCTAAACCTTTCGTCTCCGTTAGCCCTCTTTAATTTAGAGGTCATAGCAGATGTAAATACAGGGTTATTTTCGTCGTCTGTTACAAATTTATGGACATTCTCATATCTTTTTTTCTTAGCGTTCCAGGCTTGGATTTTAACTGCTACAAGTTTTATATCATTCTCGTCAAAGAACATATCTTTTGTAAGCCCCAACTTTTGCAGGTCTTCAGGGATATTATCTCTAGTTACTGCTGCAAGTGAATAGTTATAATAAGTTTTTCCTTTGCTTAGAGTAGGACCTACATCAGTAGTATGCAGCCAATTAAACCATCTTAACTGAGATTCTGCTATAAGGAACTTTTCTTGCTCTTCGTCTGTTCTATCATCTTCATCTATAACTACAAGATTTCTATAAGTTTGAAGTGCACCGTCGTACACATCTTTATTTTCATCAGTTACATGGCGACCAGTAGTTCTATTAAATCCTGGATACGATATATCCGACTTAGCTAATGGTGCAGTATCAAGCTCAAGATTATAGGCATCTTCTACAGGGAATGTATAGTTTGCAGAAGGCCTGTTAGGATCCGCATCTGTACCTTTTTTGATTTTAGTATTCTGAATTAAGGTAAATGCAACTAAGTTTGTAGATGCATCCTGAAATTGTTTTAAAGTCTCTACAAAGGGTGCTATTCCATCTAAGGAATTTATATCTACAGGTAGTAATTCTTTTAATCTATTTATACTCTGCTCTGTAAGAATAATTTCTGATGCAAGAAACTCTACATTATCTTGTTCTTCAAGAGTAAGTTTATTTTTCTTTTTAAAATTAGCTCTATGCTGATTTAAAAGATCTTCAAGTATACTTTTGTAGTCATTTAATTGTACAAGTTCATCTGTAATTTCTTGTATACTCTTTTCAATAATGCCTACTTGAGATTGCTTTTCTTCTTTTAGCTTAACCATATCTCTTAAAAATCTTAGAGTAAGATCGTTTGAAATGGATTTTTTAGAATCTATTTCTTTTAAGAGTCCTTCTGTTTTACCGTACATTTCAAGACTGTACGTATTAAGGTTAGGTTGATTTACTTCAAACTCATCTATAACAGATAAGATATTGTATAGATTATCTCTATCTACATTAAGATCTTTTAAAAGGCTTTCTCCTATACGGATAGTTTCCTCTATGTCTGCTATCTTTTTATTTGCATCTTTTACTGTTAGGAATCTGCCATTTTTTCCTCTGATACGCTTACCAGCTTCAAGTTTCTCTACATCTTGTACAAGATCTGCAAGAAGATCCTTTATTTCTTGTTTAAGATCAAGTATTCTTTTTTCAAGATTTACAACTTCACGTTCAGATGTTTTACGTGCTTCTTGAAGTTTATCTTTAAACTCTTGTACTTTTCTAGCGTCCTCTTCATCTTTTCTTTTACGAGCTTTCTTTTCTTCCTCTGTAACCTCTGTATCAAGAGCATTTATTTTATCGATAATATTCTGCGTTACTTGTGGATTGTAATAAGGATCCATAAGCTTTTTATACATCTCCCCGGCAGACTGTCTCCTTGCTCTTAATTTTCTAAGATCTGCAAGTAATCCATATACCTCTTTTTCATTCTTCGCAAAACCTTCAGGATCAGACTTTTTCCAAGGCTCTATAATTTTTTCATACTCCTCTTGTGATAGTATATTTTCATCACCTACCTCTTTAATTATAGCGTTTAGCTCTACTTTAGCATCGTATAAAGTACGAAGAGTTGCGGCTTGTGCTGGAGATCTATCTGTTATTTTTTCTAGTGCGTCAATAGTATTTAAAACAGTTACAAGTTGACCTCTAACGTCTGCCTCCCCTGTAAAAGCCGCTATATCTATTTGACGAATATTACCTTCTGCATCTTGGTACTCTATTACAGGCATTGTTTCAATATCAGTAAGATCTTCAGTTGTAGTCTTACCTTCTTTGTCACTTATCCTGTATCCTGGAGCTTTTGCTAGTGTACCTCCTATAAGTGGAGCTAATTTTTCTATTATACTTCCCTCTCGCTCTTCTGTGTTATTCATTGTAGATAAAGCATGAATAAGCATTTTTCTATTAAAAGCTTTTGTACCAGGCCTATCGTATCCTACATATTTTTCTTGCTCTGTATATCTAAGATTAGAATCTACTTTATTTACATTTTCATAAACTTGTTTAGCTCTTTCTTTTACAGCATTTACTACATGAGATTTTCTTTTAGTAACTTCTTCACTTGTAAGATTTTCAGCTGTGTATCCTCCCCACTCTATAAACTCTTCTTCAGACATATTGAGAATCTCATCGGTTTGATTTTCAATATCTTGATACTGACCTGTATGTATTTTAGCCATTACATAGTCAAAGAAGTTATCATACTCTAGATCTTTAGCTAAAGCCATGTCTCCAGCCTCCATAGCTTGATCCATAAGTTTACTTCTCTTGGCTACATTCATAAAAAATGCAGCATTAGTAGAAAGAGTTTTTAGAAGTCCTGGGTTCTCCTCTATAGCTTTGTCTAAATAGTCAAGAGCCTCTCTTCTAACCTTTGTATTTTTATAAGCTTGTATTGCAGTAGTATTTACACCTGGAAGTCCTAAACTTCCCATTATAGCTCCAAGAACTACCTCTGTAAGACCTTCATCTGTAAAATAAGACTCTGCTCCTGCCTCTTTAAATGAGCTTACACTAGCACCTACAAGCTCTCTAAGACTGTTATCATCTCTTATCCCAGAAAGAAGTGCATAATCTGCAGCAGCTCTTTGCATTACACCCTGTCCACCTTCTTCTATTACACCTTCATAAAAACCTCTTCCTGCTACATATCCCACTCCTTTAGCAACATCTGTTGCTGTTTTACCTATTTTTCCCTCTACAAGTTTTCTTGCTCTAGTACCTACTCTTGCAATTCCATTATCTAAAGATTGTACTCCAGGTATATTACGAATAAGGTTGTGTTTACCTAGACCATAAAGTTTAGGGACCATAAGTATGTTACTCATACCTACTAAAGCTACGTTACCTGCAAAGACACCATTAGATAAAGAAGTGGCTTCGTCTTCAATATCTTGCCTTTCTTTTACACTAAGAGCTTCAAATTTTTGCTCTTTAGTCATATTATAAGGGTCAAGACCTTTTTCTTGTAAAGCAGCAATTATAAGATTATCTTTTATTCTATCATATGCATGTCTAGATTCTACACCGGCTTCATACATAGCACCCGTACCAAGCTGTCTTACAAGTTTACCAGTATCTAAAAGTTGCTGTCTTGAAACAAACTGTGATGCTGCTTTTGCTACATCTGTGGTTTTCCTCCCTAATGTTGTAGCTTTAAATAACCTTGTACCTCTTGCTAAAAGAGATGCAGTTCCTGCTGCTTGTACTCCTGCAGCACCTCCAAGTGTAGCAGCTGTTAAAGCTGATAATCCTAATTCTGTAATTACAGCTCCAGCTAAGAAACTCATACCGTTTAAGAATTTGTCAGACCAAAAGTTTGCTGTACCCATTTGATCCCACAAACCTTTTTCTCTTTCAAATTGAGTATAATGGTTAGGTAGGGTTTCATCCATAGCAGAGTTTAGATCATCTAAACCTCTTGCAAATTCATTATTGTAAAATGAGCTCCATTTTTCATCTCTAACACCTGAATATAGACCATATCCCAATCCAATAATACTACCTATAACATTAACTCCTGTTTTACCTGCAAATTTTACAGAGCCATTAGCGTATTTATCAATATCAGTTTGAGTGGCACCTCTATAATCTGAAAGATCATCTAACTGCCCAGGTAAAGTAATGTTGTAATCTTGCTTATACTTTGCAAAATCTTCTGGTACATACTGCCCTACATTTTGTACTGGAGCAGGTGTAAACATACCTATAGCATCTGCCTCTTGTACAAGCATAGAGTTAAATGCTGTATCTTCAGGTAAATTAGAAGGATCATCTTCGTCTCCTAACTCTGCCGGTGCAGTTTCAAGAGGAGATGCTGCAAGTGCTGTGTCTTCAGGGAGGTTTAATAGCTCGTCTTCTTCTTCCATCTATGTACTTAATTATCTTTATTAAAAGGTCGTGGTTCCTTTCGGTTTTGTACCACCAAATAAAAGTCCTAATTCTTCTCCTCTGGCTGCAGAGTTATCTAAAATACCTTGAACTACTGCTCCAAGAGTTTCAGGTCGCTGTACAGCCTTATATACTTGGTTTGTCCTAGAATTTTTATACTCTATACGAACATAAGATTCAATATTTCCATGAGAAGGATTTCTTCTTACTTTATATGTGTAATCTATATGTGTAACACCATTAGGCATTTTTCCATCAGTAATAGGATCTCCTGTTTTTGTAGGTTTAGGATAATTTATAGTTTTTGAAGCATTAGGTTTACCTTGTGCAATAAGATCGGATACAGCCCCTAGTCTTTTAAACTCTGCTAGAGGTTTAGATTTGTCTCCTACAATAAGATTAAATACGTCCCCATCACCAGACGTATATGTAATCTCCATTCCTCCTGCTAAAGGACCTCTTGCAGTTAATCCATTTATTTGAACTGTAGCCTCTGTATCTCCTCCTTGAAGGGCGGTTATAATTTCCTTCTGCCAATCCTCATCTAAATCCCAAAATTTACCATTAAATGGATTCCAAGTATCGTTTCTTTCGTCAGCAATTTGATCTCCCCATTCATTTAATGTTAATGGAGTATTAGTGGGATTATCTATATCTATAACTTGTAAACTAGGAGAGTTACCTAATACTTTTTTCATAGACTCTATTCCTTCTATTCTAGGAGCATATACAGTACCTATTTGTACTGCAGGATTTTGTACAATTCCTTCCCAAAGTTCTTCAGAGTACTCTCTATCTGTTTGACCAGGTAGTCTAGGTACTACATTTGCATACTCCTCTCTAAGATATTGAAGTTTACCTTCTGTATTTCCTCTAATATTTAAAAGGTCCTTTCCTTCTGCAATTTGCTTTCTTACTCGTTTTGTAGATTCTTCAAGAGTAGATGGTCGAGTCTTACCTCCCCAAGGATCTTTTTGTTGGCCTGGTATAATAGAAATTTTACTGCCATCAGGATTAAAATGCTCATCAAAATCAAGATTTTCTGTCTCTGGATCTATATCAACAGTTTGTCTAGATTCTACTGGAGTACTTGTTGGAGTTTCTTGATCTGCTAAAGCTTTCATATAAGGGCTTTGCATATATTGAAGCTTAGATCCTCTTTGAGGTGCAGCTGCTGAGATTAAATCTTGAAATAGTACTTGCTGTGCTTCTTGTGCATCATACAAGGTTCCTGTAGCATCATTAACTGAAAGTTGTTGTAATGCTCTCATTTTTTGTAGACCTTCTGCACTATCCATATACAAAGGTAATACAGCCTCTGCAACTTTTCTTATTTTATTTCCTGATACTGCAGATCCACTTTGCAACATGAACATTGCTTGTTCTACAGGTAAGTTAAGATTAGCTGCTACTTGCTGTAAAAGAATAGGATCATCTGCAATACCTTGCATTAGTTGCCGGGCTTTTTCTTCTGCAGGGAGTTTATTTTCAGATAAAGGTTGATATACACCTTGAGTTTCAGTGACATGTGTATCAGTTACATGCTCAGTTATAACTTCTCCTGTTTTAGGATCTCTCATAGCAAGTCCTGTTACTGGATCTATAACAGGTTTTTCTCCAAAATCGTAAGATTGTAGCCCATTAGCTCTACGCTGCGATATAACTTCTAATTCTTTTTGTCGATTTTGCCAAGACTCTACAGCGTTAAGTACCTTTTTATCTGTCATAAAATCTGTTACAGAATCAGATACAGCCATAGATCCAAACTCGTATGCTCCAGAATCTACAACATTTGACATAGTATTTCCTACTCTCCCTCCAAGATCTTGTACAGTATAGCCATCTTTTTTTAAAGTTTGGACAGACCCCATAGCTCTTTGTAGATTATCATACTCTGCTTTATTAGTAGTATATCTATTTGCTAAGGTTTCAGCAGTTTCTTTACGACCAAGATCTACAAACATAGATTCATACTCAGGAAATTGTATTCCTCCGTATTGATATTTCAGCTTCTCTTTGTAATCCATTATGTTATACTTGTGATGTGAATGCTACATACGTGTCGTGCGCAGATGCTCCTGGATTTTCTTTTTGATACTTTTTTGCAAATTTTTCATAATTGTTAGCATAGAATCTATTCATTACTCCTGTATCTCCCGCAGCAGCTTTTGCTTGTTCTTCCATTGCATAGTATTCTAAAGTATCTTTTGCCATACCCCTAGCTACATCTCCGTAAGCTTTTAATTTATTGTTTTTAGATTCAAGAAGTCTAAGAGCTTCATTTCTTGCAGATACTGCATTTTTATACTCTATCTCTGCGTTTTTATATGCTGTTGTATCTTTTCTTTCGGCATTCTTAAATGCTTCTGCTTGTCTTATATCAGCATTCAATTTATTAATTCCAAGTGCCATTTTTTCTTCTTCTCTCATAAGACCTATTCTAGCTTGCTGATATTTTCCTGCTTTTCCTGGCCCTGTACCTGTATTTATATCTCTTAACATTGCTCTACGCTCTGACTCTCTTCCTCCTTTAGTTGGATCTTTTACTGAAGGTAAATATATCTGATCTGGAGGCGGAATAGAAGCTACATTTAAAGGATCTACTCCTTCTTTAGCATTCATAGCAGATATAGTAGCAATTTGCCCTGCTGCACCAAGTGCTGCTATTCCATATGGAGCATATTTATTAAACTCTCCTGTAGATTTGTCTTTAACAGGAGGTTTAGCAGGTCTTTTTCCTGAACCTGTAAGTGTGCCAGCTCCAAATCCAGGATACCCTGAAAGAGGTGATGCACCAAGTGGCCCAGTTCCTGCCGTGTAAGACATAGGAGCTGACGACCATGCTGAAGTTGCTGCAGGTGTAGATGTAGAGGCTGCTCCAGGCATTGTAAGTACTTGTCCTGGCTGTATTCTACCAGGGTCAGCACCTATAAGAGCTTTATTAAGATTATATATCTCATTATAATCTGCTATTCCCTGCGCTTGAGCTATACCAGATAATGTATCTCCTGATTGTACAGTATATGATCCGGATTGATACTTAGGAAGACCTCCATTTCCAAATCTTTCAGGTTTATTTGTATCCTCTGCTTGACGGTTCATTAGGTCTCTGATAACCTTCTTTTTCATGTCTCTAGGGAGATTCATTTTTTCAACTTTATCTCTAGCATCAGCATAGCTTGGAGATTTTTTATTTTTTCCCTTTTTACCATCTATCCCTCTATGCTCAGAGAACATATAAGTACCTGATTTTACTCCACCCTCTCTTAGAATCTCTTGAGTAATATCAGTTTGATCGATCATTTCTCTGTTTTCCACTTCTCCTTCTGCCATCCCTGACTCTTCTGGTACAATTTGAGGTCCTCCATCTTGAGGATCACTGTTAAAAGCTACTGGAATACCACCTTGTTCATGTGTAGGTCCATGTACTCTACTAAGTCCTCCTACTCCATACTTTTCCATGTACATAGGACCTCCAGACTTCATTTTAGGTAAGCCTCCATCTCTAGATAGTCCAGATCCTGCACCATAATAATTCATATTAGAATATCTATCTAAGTTTTGTTGCCTTTTATCTGCCTGACGTTGTTTATAAGCCATTCGATCAGCCACTCTTTCGTCATATGATTTACCTAAATTTCCTTGTTTAGCTTGATAAGAAGCTTTAGCTCCTTCAGAAGCAGCCATTGTAATAGCTCCCGCTGCAGCAGGAATCCAAGCAAGTGGACCCCATGCAGCTGAAGTTGCCATTAATCCAGATCCTACAGATGATGCTGCAGATGAAGCCTTTATTTTTTTATTATACCTTTCAAGTTCTCCTCTAGTCTTTTTATCATAATAATTAGAGGGATCATCAATTTTACTACTTGACGCAAGATTTGCTATTGCTCCAACTGTTCCTGGTACTGCGCCTAAAGCTGTACTTGTTATTTCCCCTTTTGTCATTTGTTTAGGCTTGGGCTTTAATGCATCAAGGGTAGATGCGTCTGAGTCTTTTCTTTGTCCAAAATTTGTGTCTTCAGAAAAATCTTGAAGAGTCCTTGTATTCAAAGTGGTGTCCAACCCAGAGTCGTACCCCCCGTATAAATTATTAAAAGTTGTAGATCCTGGAGTATAATTCCCAGAAAGGTACCCAGAAGATGAAGGGGCTCCTCCAGTCACACTTCCAGTGTCAAATCCATAAGTATTATTACCTGTAGAAAATCCAGATGTACCTAAAGTGCCTGTACCAAATGATCCCGTAGGAGAAAAGCTAGAGCTTCCAAGTGCTGGTGTAGGAGTTACTACTGGACCAGCACCCGCTGTTTGGTATTTTTTAAGAGGATTTTTTTTAGATTTCTTCTTAGATTTTGCCGGGGATTTCTTTTTAGAGTTTCTCATCGCGCTTGGATTCTATACAGAGCTTCTGTGTTATACAAATTTATCAAATTATTATCAAGGTTATTGCATATAAGTCTAAATGCTAAGAACCTATCTATAAACTTACCTCGTTCATTCCAAGGTTTTGTTGTGTCTATGTACGCAGTATTTAATACTTCATTCATTCCTTCTACATTAAACATAGCTAAAGATACCGATGTAGGTACGGGTGCAGGAGATGTACCTGCTACTGTAGTATTTACAATACCGTAGTTACTGCCTGCAAAAGGACCAGTATAATAAATAGAAGCATCATCTACTTCTTCAGACATGTCTCTAAACTGATTTATTTTCCAGGATCCTCCTGTTTTTCTTGTGTTTATAAGGTACTCTAAAGGAGAGTCTCCAGAGTTTGCACTAGAGTTATAAAGTATAAATGAGGTAAATCCTGCATTAAGGTCTTTAATATCTCTTCTACCAGATGCTTGAGGTTCAAATACATCTGCTAGCCAGTTAAGACTGTAGAATAGTTTATTCTGTCCAGACTGTAAGTTATGTACAATCTCTACTTCAAAGCTATAGGTTGTTCCATAGAACCTACCTAAAGGTGATGCATTAGCATGTCTATAGATTCCTCTGTCTACAGCCACTGACTCTCCTCTTATGAAAGAGTAAATGTCTATACCAGAGGTACTATACATGTACGGAACATAATCATGGAAAGAAGTCCAGTTCCCTCCTTTTCCTTGTGTACCATCCATAGTGAAAGATGCTGTCCATCCACCTTGCGTAAAATATTGAGAGTTATCTGGAGTTATTTTAAGTTCACTCCAAGGACCCATTACTTCAGCTTCAGTTCTTCCAGCTATATAATAAGAGCCATTTACCCATATTATTCCAGAGGTATTTGCAGTGGTAGCAGCTAAAGTGCTTTCAAACACTCCTGAATAGCTAGTTATAAACTCTTCTGTAGGTATAATATCTCGTTTTGTAAGTAGAACTCTAGAGTATCTTTCATCCCATACTGCATGGAATCCCATACCCTCTATAGGACTATCTATCATACCGTCAAACCCATAAGCTTCTAAAGCAAAAGGTATGTTTTCTTGTAACCATCGTTGTAACCCGAAAGCAAGAGCTGATAAGTCTACAGGAGTCGCTCCTGCTGTTAAAAATATTTTCCTTGTTTTAACATCTACAGAAAAGTATCCAAATGGAGTTACAATAGATGCTCTTTGAGCTCTTGTACCCATGTACCCTGTGTCAGCCATTTTAATCTCATCAGGATCTTGAGCAAATAAGTCTCCACTACCTACATAAGCACTTGTACCGTCGTCAAGCTTCATTTTCTGCTTACCCTTTGTTCTATATAGAGTATCCTCCATATGGAAATAAAGGAGGTTGTCAGCACTTATAAGTTTCCAAAGTTCTCCTTTATGTGTAGGGAGTTCTCTGTACTGGTCCACTCTAAAAATTCTAAATGTATCAATGATACTATCTCTCTGGAGTTTATCTGATCTTATAACTCTTGCAGGGTGCTCTTCAACTATATCTTCAGTTATAGGCTTAGGTACAACTGCTTTTACATTATTTACTAAAGAGTAGGCCTCATTATACTTCATGTTACCCGTCTCATCATCAGGGTTATAGCTAAGATCTACATCTGCTTTAATCTCTAATATATCTGCAGCAGACCCTCCTGGGAAGTACATACTATTAGGACTTTCAATATGTCTGAAATTAATGTTATCTGTAGACTCTACAATTGTAAATACTACAGACTTTAAATCTCTACTGCTAGGAAAGTAATTATGACCTCTTCTTTGTTCTCTAGAAGTCATTCTATACCCGTACCTACAGATATAAGTATCTCCTCCAAATATTCCTTCTTTTGTAATAGTTGAAGTTTGAAAATCTGCAGGGTTATCCCTGTAAGTTTCTCCCACTACAAAATTATTAAAGGCCTCTCCTACTACCTCATATCCGGTCCATACAAGATCTTGCACATCGAACCTATCATAGATATCAGTTTTAAATGCTTTAAGATTTGCCATATGCAACTGTAATCCTGTATCATCTCTGTCTTCTGAAGGAGCGTAACCGTGACTTGTGGAAGGGTCATTTGTAGTATACCCATAATAACTTATTTCATCTCCATTTACAGGTTCAGAGTTAAAATCGTCATACTGCCATCCTGGAGCATCATTTCCAAATCGCTGTGTATGAGATATTAATGAGAATGGAAATTGAGGTCCTGTAAGTTTTAATGCAAGTAGACTTTCTCCTCCCATATTATAAATATCTCTTTCAAATCCAAAAGGTTTTGCTTTTAACCACTCTCCACCATTTACAAATCTTTTTGCTTTGTTTGATATAACGCAGTTTAGAATTACATTTTTAGGTATACTTTGATTTCCACTACAGAAAAATGCTGTGTAGTTTTGGGGTTCTAGACATGAACTATCTCCAGTTGAAATATCCTCATCTGCTTCTACTTCATCATTATAAAAAGTTACATTCCCTTTAAATTGGAACATATCTAAAACATACTGCAGTTTTATATGTGTAGCAGAACTTATATTCTTTCTACCGTTTAATAAGTAAAAGTCATGGAAAGAGTAAGTGGTAGGTATAAAATTATTATAGTCATGGTATAAATGTCCAGGTATGCCTGAAGGATACCAATATTCCGACTTATCTACTACTGCATTTTCACTACTTTCTCCTTTACACCCTGCAGTATCACTATCAAATTGTGGTGACATATAATGTAATGGAGATTGTCCAAGTACAGTTCTATTAGGATGTGTTCTATCTGCATGATATATTCTAAATCCTTGGGCTTGATCTGCAATAGATTTAGGAACTTTAAGATTACCTAATTCAAATCCTAAAGCCTGTACTTCGTGCTCAAGATTAAGTCCAGCATCACTTTCATCTAGTATAGGAGTACACACTGCCCATGCTACCCATCCTGGACGTTTATCATTATTCTTTCTTGGAAAACCATTGTCATCACTTGGTCCTGGAGGATCAAAAGTAGTCTCTACTACGGATTGGTTTTCACTTCCCGCAGTAGTTGTTCTTCCATATCCAATATTTCCACAGCTTTCTGCAGTCTGTCCAAATCCAGACAGTTGCCTTCTCCATCCCACCATAACATCTTGGTTTTCCGGTGGAGCATACCCATTGTATTTAAAGTCTACTTCTTGAACATTTAAACATGGAGGTCCTGGATAATATCCAGTTTGATTTGTTTCTACAAAGTTACCTGGGAGATCATAAGGATAACACCATTCAGTGTCAGGGTTTATAGCCCCATCATACCATTTAATCTCTTTACAGTCAGAGCACCAAGACCAGCAAGGTCCATCATTTCCACAGTATCCTGCTCCGTAGTACTCTGCAGAAAGAGGATTAGCCATAGGATTGCCTGGAACAAAGCATGTATCTACATCATTTTCCCAAGGAGTTTGTGTGAATTGCATTCTTCTATTATGAGGATCCCAATCATTAAGGTCTGAAGCTGAAGAGGTTTCATTGAGGCTAGTTTCAGAAAAATTCCAAATTTTTACAAAATCTGAAGGTTCATCTGGAACACCTGCTCCACCACTACCGTCTGAATCGCAATCTCTCATATAAGCAAACCAAGACCAGTATATTGTAACTTTTATACCTGTATTGGTCCCATCAGCAATATCTGTAGCATTACTACCTGTTACAGTTGTTCGAGTATCATTATTATTACTTGGGAATCTATGGTGTCTTACATTAAGTTTACGAAGAGAGTCATAAGCTACATTAGGATTTTCAGCATCTACTACATCAAAATCTTCAGAGTCTGGATAGAACTCATTAAGGTTATTCCAGAAGTTCATATTATTACTAAGTCCTGTAGTAGAAAGGTTTCCTACAAATGCAGAAAAATCATACCATTGAAAAAAGTGAGATATAGGATTTTCTGCTGATCCTGTAATATTCATTATAGACCAGTTAGTAGATCCGCTACCATATAAAGTAGCATCCTCATCTATTTGATCATTAACAGGGTAGTTACCTGTCCATTCCCCCACTACATCTCGTTGAAGCTCATTTACTTGAGAAACAGGTACATTCTTTAAAGGTGCTCTACCTGGAATATGATAAGCATAACTCATACTCCCATCTTTTAAGATAAAAGCTATGTAAAATGCATATACTTCTTCTCTTGTATACCCCTTGTATTTAAATATGTTATTTGCATCTCTATATCCTTGAGACCTATCATGAATAAAGATTGAATCTTTCTTTTGAAGATTTGCAGTACTTAGTTGAAAAGGATCAAAAGGACTTAAAGATTTTACTACAGATGTAAGGCTTATAAAGTTTGCATATTTCTGATACCCTAAATCTACTTTAGACTTTAAATTTCCTAAGTAAAGAGTACCGTCAAGCTGTGTAATAGTTTTAGCGTGTGTGTACGATACAGTATCAATTGTTACTTCTTCTACAGAAAATGCCTCTGAACCTCTATCTCCAGAAAATACCACCTCTATTTCATAGTCCTCTGTAAGAGTGTTATAGTGATGATCAAGTATTTCTATTTCTGGTAACTTTCTTGCCTGTCTACCTCCTCCTATATCAAATACCACTGCAGCATTTAGATATCTATAATCAGGGTTAATGTTAGTTACTTTCCACCGTATAGTTTTACCTGAAGGTATTCCTGCAGGAGCTCCATCATAAGAATCAATAGGACTTATACCTTCTGGTGCAGGCACTATAGACACAGGATTTACCACTGTTACAAAGTTTGTACTTGTAAAATCGTCGTCTTTATATCCAAGTGCGAGGTAGTAAACTCCTGTTTTACAATCCCCTCCCATATGTATTTTTACTTCTTCTACGTGAGGTACGGGACCTGTATTAGGGAATAAGTCTAAAACACATATAGGATCTGGGTTTTCAGTCGTATTAGGATTTACTCCGTATATATAAGTAGTAGGGCTTTCTTTTTGACGTGTAATATTTAATGTACGTGGAGGATTAAGATCATCTGTCCAGTACATTACAAGGTCATTATCTCCCTGCTCTATAAACTCACCTTCAATAGGATTTGAAATTTGAAAGTTAAGAGTTCTTCCTATCGGGGACCATGTAGGGTCAGCATTCTCTTCATCAAGTCTTAAAAGAGGATTATAGTCAGAGTTATAGTATATACCTATTTCACATCTTTTATCAAGAATAGTTGTAGGATTATCTACAATTAGAAACAGTACAATTTCATTATCTGTAAGAGGAATTGTTCCAATTACAGTACTGTACTCAGGTAAAGAAGCCATTAAGGTATTTCCCTCTTCATTAGAAATTGCCCCCAGGCTTCTATTTAAGATTGCATTTTTTGCATATCTAATAGTTCCTGCAGGCTGATCTATATGAGAAGTATCTTTAAAGAGACCTTTAATATATCTTATAGATGAAGCTGATTGCTTTCCCTGTTCCTGTTCAGCCATTTCTAGAAATTATCTGATGTAAATTGTTCTCTATCGTTTAAACTTTCAAAGAATGTAGAGTGAGCATTCACGTCTGGAACTAGCCTCACCCACTGATTCATAAAAGACTCGTACTTATCAATATCTGGATAATTTGCAGAGTTACGTGCTTGTGTGCAGTAGTTTTGCCACATAGCTTCTGCGTACTCGTATCCAAGTTTTGGATTACGTCCAGGTATACCTTGTAGTAATAATTTCTTATAGATGTACCAAAACATTGCCTCTCTAAAAGAAATGTCATCCGGTACAAGAGGATAGCACTCTTCATCTGTAGGGAATGCCATATAGCTTATGCAAAGTTTACCTGTTGCAAAAGAAGTTTTAACATATCCACAATCTATAATATAGGTATCCTTATACTTTACAGTTGCATTTACACATCCGTCACAATGGATACTATCATGAAATGTAGAGGCACCATACTGTAAAGGAGATAGACAGGATCCTCCAGTGAAGTATACATTACTTAATACAGCTATTCGAGAGTTTATTTCTCTTAACTGCTCAGTATTTGTTTTATAGCGTGTATCAAATGTATCCATATCTTCCGTCGTAAGTGAGGATACATATCTCCCACTCTCCGTTCTTGATACTAATTGGTTTACACTGTCATAGTATGTACCTATATCTGCATTAAGTGCATCTATTTGTTTGTTTAAAACATCTAACTCATTATTTACAGTTGGAGATACACAAGTATTTACTGCTACCTGATTAATGTAGTATAGGTCTCCTGGTAAGCATCCTTTATGGTCAGCAATATCTATAACCACTTGTTTTTGACATAGCTGAGGAGCAGCGCCTATATGTTCTAAAGCCTCTCCAATCCATTCTACAGCATCATGTACAAAGTCAGCAGTATTAGGTTTGATGTCCCTGAATACTTTCCTAATAATTTCTTTACTGGATACGTTCTTATAGATTGCCATTTTTATATTCTTTGAATCTTAGATAAGCAAGGTCATCCTCTTTTATCAGTTTTGTCAACTTCTCTTTATTTCCTTTAACTCCTCTTGTAGGTACAAATGCATATGCAGTTTTATTCTTGATTATACATCTATCCTTACACCATCTAAATCTGAAGTATTGAGAATCTGTAAAGTATACTAACCATTTCTCTCCTTCACCGGTTTCTTTATTATACAAAGAAATTCCCTTATCTAAAAGAGTTTGTTTATATTTTAAAGACTCTTGCCAATTAATCTTTGGGGTTCTAGGGTCTCTTTTTCTTCTCCAGATACTTAAGGTTGAGAGTCTATTTTTCATATCGAACTCTTTACCTTCAAGCATATAGTCTACAATCCCTTCATTAAACTGTAGTAAAATCTTTTTAAATAATTTATAATCTACAGGTGAACTCGAGGTGGTTTCATAGGTATCATATATGTCTTTAATTCCCTTTGCCACGAGCTGCTTGTTTAGGTGGTGTAGTCATTGGTAAAGTATCGTTCTCAGTATCTGTTAAAGTCTGTGCTATCATCATAAAAGTTCCCTTAGCTAAACCGTCAGTTATAGCTTGCACCATATCCATAGGTAAAGGGAAGTTAGCGCTATCGTCGTAGCAATCAGATCCGTCGCATTCAAATTTAGCTACTTCTTCAGGATCCTCAAATACTCCTCTAATGTTAATAGTATCCATTCCTCCAGGATTATAAATATACAACCTGTCTTCTATCATATAAGCCTTCCTTGTATTCTTTGTAAATCTATCGTAAGGTAAAAACTGCACAGTTAAAGGATCTACTACAGGTATAGTAATTATTCCTGATGGGTCTGAAACGTGTGTTACAGCATCTTGAAAGTTATACCTTATAGTTCGAGGTATATCTACTACAGTTCTTACTACGTCGCAATCTAAAGGGAGGCTACAGCATTGAGAGGCGTTTACCTTTTCAAGTTCTATACACCCTAAACTTTGTTCAGAATGTCTAGATATAAGTCCATTTTTTACAAAGTCTCTACGGAGCAGCATTGCCCGGTAATACTTTATATTAAACTCAATCTGGCTTAGAGAAATGTATTCGTTATTGGAAGATCTTCCACCTCGATACAGATTTAATATGTTATATGCAATCTCTTTAAGTGTCATCTGTACCTATGTATTTAAGTTTACCTGCTACGTGTGCTATTATATCTCCGCCACTATTTAGATTAGATACCTGCATTGTAAACATTTTTCCACCTCTAAAAAGTAAAGGGTATTTAAATTCTGTCTCTACATGTCTAGCATCTCTGTACATTGCATTATGTCTTAAGACTCTTTTTTGCTGTACAGGAGTTCTTGTATAGAAAGGTGCATTTGTTTGCTCTTCTATTCCCCAGGTAAAAGATGTTGTAGCTACAGTTTTAGGTATAATAGTAACATGCTCTACTTCAAATTCATAAGATGCAGGAACTGTAAAAGAAAGTGTTTCTGCTGATCCTGTAGATGCTCTCATTGCACAATAAGGAGTTGCAGGTACACCTGTAGTTACTGTTCCTGAACCTACATATATTACACCATCATTTGAGCCTAAACTGCCCGTCTCTATAACTTCTATACTTAAAATATTTGTGTAAGCATTAACTGTAGTAACTCCTGTTCTACCATTCATATCTACAATCTCTGCAAACAATCTTCCTCCAGAGATCCCTGTAATATTTACTATTCTTGCTCCTGTACCGGCTATAGTATCATTAGTACTACCGCTTGATACAGTCATAAGTCGTAAAGACTCAGGTATATTTATACGTGCAGTAGTTGCAGATATAGGCCATATATCTCTAACGTTAGAAGTATGCCCAGTTACATACCCACTTAAAAGAACTGAGCTTTCAGTGCTATTTAAGGGGGTAATTATCATGCTACTGCCCAGTGACCGTATTCACATATACAAACTCCTGTATCAGCTCTTAGTTCTAGTCCTGCAGATGCTGCTATAGGAAACAATGCAAATTCTCCAGCTCTAATTATAGCTAAAGTGTTATCTGCATTATTCTTTATAGTTACAAAGTTTGTAGCATCTGTATTACGTATGTATACGTAAGACTGTACATTACCTGTTCCAAGTATTACAGTGTCTGCACCTGTAGCTACAGAAACCTTTGCCATATTAAGGAAAGGTTCTGTTATAGATACAGATTTCTCAACAGTAAAGTCCAGACGATCTGGACCTACTGTAGAGCTTGTTGTATTGAGTCTAAATTTTACTGTTGCCATCTTTTATGAGATTAATCGTTGTAGTCCTTTTAACTGTTTTGCATTAAGAGTTTTAGGTAAGATATCTTCTTCTATGTAAGTTAAATCGATAGTTATTTCTTCTTTTAACATGTCTTCAACTGACTCTATCTGCTTTTTACGCTCCTCTACAAGAGCTGCATTTTTTTCTTCAAGCTCTTTTATTACGGTTTCATCACCTTGAGCTTCGTTTACAAGTTTTGCAAGCTCTTCAAATTCTCTTGAAGGTCTCATTGTATCGTCTAAAGGCTTCAATACCTTTTCAATACTTGTAGTAGTTGCTGTGACCCTTTTAGCAAACTCTAAATCTCCAACTTCTTGGACACTATAAAGAGCTTGTAGCATATCTACTGCATCTTGTACTTTTACCGATTCTGTTATTTTTTCTACTTTCATTTTTATATATATAATTGATTAAACTTCCCTACTAAGCAATTGTGGCTCCTGATATTCCGATAACATGCCAGTCACCATTTGTAAATAATAAATGTACATTTTCTCCTACAGCATTGAAGGTTATGTTCGTACCTCCTGCTAGGCTTGTTGGAGTAAGAGTACCTGCGCCCCCAGCTGTAGCTATTTGACAGATAAATTTTGTTTGACCTTCAGCACCATCTGCAAGTGAAAGTGCATTTGTACCTGTATCTGTAAAATGAGTTATTTGACTTGTTATGTCTACTGCTCCAGCTCCTACTAAATTTTGCGGTCCCTGTGTAAATTGTAGATATCCATTAGGTAACTGTACATTTTGTGCATTTGAAATAGATAGTCCTTTTAAACCTGAACCTGATCCAGACCCAGAGTATGTTGAAAGATTAAGATGCCCTCCTACTCCTGAAGCACCGCCTGCACCTGCAGTTATATACATATGCCCTCCAGTACCAGATCCAGAACCTGTTCCTGAGCCTATATTCATATTTCCGCCTGCAGTATTACCTGAACCTCCATTAGCACCATTTAGAGTAAGTTCGGCACCAGCTATACTAGATGCTGCATTTTTAACCTTTATTTCATAGTTTTTATAAGTATTAGTATTACCTATTTCTAAAACTCTTGCTGTAGTACCTACTAAAGACAGCTGTGCTGCTAGAGAAGGTACTGTTGGAGTGGTATCTCCTATTCCTACATATCCTGAAGCATCTACTGTGATACCTTCATCTGTACCGTCGCCACTTATAAAGCTGTTTCCAGCTGCAGCATCCATATTAATATTATAAGTATTAAGATCAATATCTGCTCCTGCAGAACTCATACTTGCGGCAAGAGTAATACTTCCTGCTCCATTAGTAATAGTCATTCCTGTACCGGCAGTAAGTGTAGCTACAGAAGGATATCCATTAGCAGTGTGCCCTATAAGTAACTGTCCATTGGTAGCCATAGGACTTGATGCAGCTAAAGTACTTGCAGCTGATGCATAAAGTATAGATCCTTTAGTAACACTACTTAGACCTGTACCTCCATTTACAACAGATAAAATTCCAGATACATCTGAAGCTAAAGCTACAGTAGTTATAAAGTTAGAGGTGCTATTATCACATTTACTTAAGTCTATACCTGCTTCTAAAGCTGTAAGAACAATATTATCTGCTACTGTAGCAACAGTAAGAAGGCCTGTATCTCCAGACTTAATACCTTTAAAGTTTAGCTGATTTTTATTACTAATACTTGAAAACAAACTTTCTGACCCTGCACCTGCAGTAGCTAGTGAAGGAAATAAAGATTGTAATTGAAATTTTAATCTGCTTGTTACAGGTATGTAATGGGAAGAGGTTACACTCGTTTTAGCTAACGTTCCCCAATTAATTACTTCTGACATTTTTCTCTATTTAAGATTTTATAATTCTATGTTGTCTCCATCGATAGTCATCCTTGCTCCTCCTTCTGTGGTAGGATCAGATATATCAGGATCTGTTTGAATATGTGGAGGTATTGGAGTAGAACCTGGAATACCACAATCTTTACACTCATCTTTAACAAATGCAAGATACGAATCTAACCTGTTTGTTGTATCAATGAACTGTAAAGGCTCTCTACAATATTCCCAAAATGGCTCTCCTGCTTCAGTTTCCGGATCAGATCCTATAGCATATATACCCAGAATCATTGTGTAAATATCATTACTCACTGGATGTTTTACTACGTCTCCCCATTGATAAGCTGCTGTAGCTGACCATATAAGAGATTCTCCTGCAGGCCCTCCTTCTGACCATTTTGTACTACAGCTTTCACCTTGTACAGTTTCACTGTAAGTAGGGGATAAAGAATCTGCACAGTTAAATACACAATCTAATCCTTTTCTCCCTAGTAAGTATTTAAGTAATACTAAGACCTCAGCTACTTTTGTTTTACAAAGGCTAAGTCTTCCTGCCTTCATAAGATTAAAGTAAGTATTAAGTTTATCACTCAAACATGCATCAAGTCCCGTAAGAACTCCATCTATTTCAGGAGGATTACATGGGGAGGGTACAAAGCTATATTCACAATCTCCATCAGATGCATTAGCTGCAGGACTATAATTGTCTGCATTAGTATCCATACATCCGTATACTATAGTAGTATTAACTCCTAATATATCTACTTCTGTACATCCGTTACCATTAGTTACAGTTACCGTATATACCCCATCTGCAAGAGTAGGGCCTATAGCAGTATCCTCTGTAGTTATAGATGCTCCTGTTTCATTATTTACCCATGTTACAGTGTAAGATGTAGTTATGTTTATAAAAGTTATCGTAGGAACATTACTTGCAACAGCTATACTTCCTATAATAGGTTCTGTACAAGCATATACACACCCTGTAGGTATAGTTGCATTAGGATCATAGTTTGTAGCCTCTGGCTCCATACATCCTGATATACCGTATACACAAGATCCGTCATCTATAGACGCAGTAGGATCAAAGTTAGATGCACTAGGATCTGTACACCCTAAAGTTTCATAAGAACATGAACCATCATCAACAGTAGCAATAGGATTATAATTAATTGATAGAGGATCCGTACACCCTTCAATAACTGGAGGTGGAGGGGTGTTTTCACAATTAAAATAGCTAGGACCAAAAGTTTCAGTTTCAATCCATGTAGAACATCCTGATTCTGCTGTAAATACTATATTAACTGTCATTGAATCACCTTGTGACACAGTTATAGGGGAGTTTTCAGGATATTCAGTTCCACTACTATCGTAAATTAAAACTGTTTCTATATTTTCAGTAGGACCATAACGAAATGAAAACGCCCCTGTACAAGGATCTACACGCCAATCTATATTTACGTCACATGTAATTTCACTTTCTTCATATCCTATATATCTCCAAATAACAGCTTGACACGAGGAGTTTCCAGTATGTTCTACTACTATAGCATACCATCCAGTTGGAAGATTTGAAAATGTAGTGGTGGGTGAGGATAGATTATTTGCACCTTGTACAGGCATACCATAATATCCTTGTCCATTTCCTACTGAGTTATAGATATTTATAGTATATGTAGAAGGAGTAAGTAAAGGTTCTACTGCAGAATTTACAGATCCTACATACTGTAGAGTTCCATCTGCTGTACTTTCAGAGCTTGCATTTGTAACAATTGTATTAGATCCATCTATAAAATCTCCTTGATTCTGACCATTAATTATAAGTCCTGTACCTCCGGCACCTTTACCACAGTATATACAGCTACCATCATCAATAACTGCAGCAGGATCATAGTTTAATGCATATGATTGAGTACATCCTTCGATAGGAGTTACGGGTCCACTTCCTACTCCTGCAGGCATTCTAACTTTAAATTCTCTAAAGCATCCTGTAGAGTCGGTAACCTTTACAGTATATATTCCAAATTCAGTTGTATATGGAACATCTGTAAAAGTGTGTGTAGTCGAAGATGTAGGTAATGGATTTGCAGTACCTAAGTATGTTATACCTGAAGGCACTATAAGTTCATAGGTGTAATTTGCTGTACCGCCTACTGCAGTTATAGCAAAAGACCCCGTAGTATACATCGTAGTTGCAGGGGTTATAGTAAGTTGCGCATCTACCTCTGTACAGTTTACTGCACATGCACAACAGTCTACAAATATTGCAGGATTAAATCCATTTAAAAAATTAGAGGGAATTGCATTTCCATCACAGTCTTGTTCCGTTACTTCAAAGTATGATGGAGATCCAGGATCAGTACACACGTCATATGTGTATTGAGAAGGAACTCTACAACTTTGAAGATTTACAGCCCAGTCAAATACTGCTACAGCTGCATAAGAACTTGTACCATATAAAGCATCTACAAATAATGATAAAGATTCAGCTTCTTCAGCAAAATCATTTACAGACATATTAAGTGCAGCTATAAACCTTACATGTTGTAATCCAGAGTTTTCAGGATCTGCTGTTCCTCCTGCGTATCCATTTGCACTCCAAACTTGAGTTATATAGTCAGATTCTACTGAAAATAAGTCTGTAGTAGTAGCTCTCTCCCATAAATTGGAATATCCAAATACTCCTGCAGGATCTGCAGTAGGATAAGCTGCATAAACATTTGTTTGATTAAATGCAGTTCTTCCACTAGCAGTTTGTAAGTACCCAATGTTTTCAGAGCAATCTTTAGCGTATCCTAAATGAGAATCTCCTAAAGATGGAACTTCTCTGTTTACACCGAAAATATCTACATCTATAGCTGTAGTATACCCGGATCCAAAAGTTATTTGATACTTTTTAAAACCTCCAGATGCTTCAGTATAGTTTGCATACTCTATCTGTACTTTTTCAAAACTATAAACTATAGATGTAGGGTCTGCACCATTTGCAGTAATATCATCTACGTTTCCTAAGACGTCGTACCCAAAAGCTGTACAATAATTTATTATTACATACAGCTTCCCTTGGTATACAGCTGAAAATCCACTTATATGTTTAGGTGCTCCTATCATTAGCAGCTACATCCACAGCTATCAGAACAAAGTTCGAGAGCTTTATTATACTTAGCGTTAGCATTAGTGTAGATAGCAGTATTATTAGCTACATCTCCACTTATTTGAGAGAGGTCTGTTTCTATTGCATGAATAAGAAGCATAACTCTATTTGCAGTTTCCAGTGTTCCACTGCATCTTGTGCATTCACAGTCACAACCTAAAAGAGAGTCTACTTTCTTAGCTATACAGCAGTCTAGTTCACATTTTCCTAGTTCTCCAGAGTATACGGAAGCTCCCGTAACATTATCTGTAATTGTAACTTGGAAAATTCCTGCTTGTGTACCTACGGTAGATGCTAAAAGTCTTGCAGTACTGTAAGTTCCACTTGCTGTAGCTGTTGCAGAAAAACTATCATCATTTACACTTATAGTAAGAGGTCCTTGTGCTGTAGCACCTGAAACACCTATACTTATAAACCTGCAATCACCTGTAATACTGGTTGTAATGTTCATTGCGAATATTTTAAAAAAATAAAAACCGAGAAAGAGGTCAATTCCTCCCTCCCGGTTTTAAAAAATCTCCAAACCTAAATTTAGGCTGGGATATAGTCTATATAGATATCAAACTTACCTGCAGTCAATGCTGCTGTAGCAACGGTAATACCGATTGCTGCACTTGAGGTAGCTTGAGCTCCAAGATCACTATTCAACAATCCAGTATGATCAGTTACTTGAGTAGCTGTGTCATAAGCATTGTTTGAAAATGCAGTTGCTGGAGAAAGAGTTACTCCTCCTGCAGTGATTGCGATAGTTGCAGATCCGCCTGATGTACATGCTGTTTTACAGTGAGTATAGCATGCAACAATAACAGCGTCATTAGGAACAACTTCGCTGATAGCGAGTGTTCGTGCTCCTGCTCCACCTGCATCTGTACTGAAGTCGTACGTAGCTTTTGCGGTTACTTTTTTAGCTTGTGGCATAATTTCTAAAAATTATAAGGTTAATAATTAAAGGTTAACAGGTGCAAATGCTCCTGGGCAAGATGCCAACCAAGGGTTAATTTTACTTTCAAAGTCCGCTTGACCTGCTCCTGCAGCTGCATAAGCAATAACGATGTCTCTGTAGTTATCTACACCTCGGATAGATCCTGGTGCAGCATTGCCAAATCCCAACTTATACAAATCATAAGTAGTAGCAGCAACTGCGTAAGCAGGAGGTGCAACTGGAAGTTGAACTCTATCATAGTATCCTCGACCCATACCTTGTAGGCTAGCTTCAAGTTCTACAATCAAGTTTCCATCACCACCGTTTCCTAAATCAGGAGTGTTTCCTGCAGCAATAGTAGCAGTAGTAGTAAAAGTACCATCAATGTCTTCTTGAGTTTCAAAAGAAGAAAGTACTCTGTAAGGATCACTATCAAAAGTTTGTCCTGTAAGAGTAATAACGTTTCCAACTACAGCTGAACTAGCTAAGAAAGCAGGAAGATTAGCATTGATTGCAGTATTAATAGCTGCAGCAATAGTGTTTTGAACATCTCCTAATGCAACGGCTACAGTAAAACTTCTACGCTCAAATTGTGCTTGACCGATTGCTCGACTTGTAACTTTTACAGTTGCATTAAATGCGGCACTTGCAGTACCAGCAATAGTGATAGTACTTGTTTGCGCCTGCTGTGCATCGTAAGATTGTCCTGTCCATCGTGATACACTTGAACCGTCGATCCAAGGGGATACAACGTTAGCACGACCAGCGGCAGTACCTTGAATTAATCGAATTGCAGAATAGTCTGCGATTGTTTCACCTCCTACAAGAGGGGTGTGTCCATCTGCGGAAAGTCCTACTACATCGACTGCTCCTGGGCCTAATAGCCCTGCAGTATATGCACCTGCAGCAGTAGTTCCGTCTGAAATTAATAGCTGTCTCATAGCTTATTATTTTAAAATTTATAAAAAAATTATTCTCTGTTTATCGCTTCTCCCATCTGTGTCTTATATCTTGGATCAGAGGATTCTTCTAAAATTGAAGAAGCTGCCATTGCTATTACCTCTTCATGTGTATGATCAGGTAGTTCACAATTATAGCCCAAAGATAAGTTTATAGGTTGAGGTTTCCTTAGATATGTGATTTTTACACTTGACGTTATAAATATAGCATTAGTATAGATATCTATGAAGCCTCCTCGTATAGTTGTAAGTGGAGAAGTGTGGGTGGTACTATTAAAAGGATCATCTAAAAGTCTGAATATATCGTCCTGTTGAGAAAATTTATTCAAAACTGTATCCTCAGTAAAATTATCTCTAGGTACTCTTACAAGATTGTTACTTCTATCCTCAAACCTAGGAGGTACAGAAGTTACAGGATTGTTTAGAGTATCTATAGATACAAGAGGAGTTACATTACCATTTGATGCGTCCCAGTTAAAAACCCCACCGGTACCATCAATGTCGACAATTACAATAAAAGTATTAGGTATGCTTAATGGACCATAAGATTCCCAATATATTTCAAATCCAGGCTGAGGATTATTAAGTAAGTCAGCTCTGACCTCATTTATATATTGCGGATATGCACTTGGAGAATAACCAGAATCTATAAGCTCTGGACTTGCAAACCAAACTGGAATAATAGAAGGTGTGACAGTACCGTCTTCCATTCCTATAGAATCTACAAATTCATTACCATTCACCATAAAATCATCAAAAGTGAAGGTAAAATAATTTATATCTTGATTAGCTATAAGATTGTAATCTATTGTTCTACAGTTATCTACAAATATCTTAGACCTTTGGTTTACCAGGTACATATAATTTGCGGGTAATTGAAATTGATCGACAAAGATGCTATCCGGCTTTAGGATTTCTTTAAAGGTTACACCACTTTCATACTCTACAAGTAAAGTACGAAGTTCGTCTATACGCTTTTGTGATTCCTCAAAACCTTCCTGATATACATTATTCTTCCCGTACCTTTGGTTTATAAACCTTTGCATTGCACGGTTTAATTCAAGATCTATCTCTTCAGAGAGCAATTGATCTGCTCTTTGAGAGTTTATCCTGTCTACCGTTTGGCGCAGGGAGATATGCATTTCAGTTACGTTCACGCTTTCTTAGTTTGAAAGTTCTTTATGTCGAAGTCTAAGAGTATTCAATACCCCCGATCTTTTTGGACTCTTAAGCACTCTAATAGCATCGTCCATGTCCTCCCCTAAAGTCTCATCTACATTTACAATAGCGTTACCTACTTTATGAAGTACGCCTGATTCTATAAACGAGCTTATCTCGGCTCTTATGTCCAGATTTTCATCTGTGGCAAATTTAAGGAATTTTGCTGGACTTTTTTGCTTAAGATCAAAAAGCATATTCTCTACTTGCTCAGAATCTAAAGTATCCACTTTAACATTACTTAAAACTCGTAGAATGTTTTTCATTCTAACTACATCGTCCGATGCTTTTATAAATTCTCTATCTGCACGTTTTGCAACTTGTACAGAATTGTTTTTCTTCTTATCATCCTTGTTAGGATCTTGGATATAAAATCTCATAAGAGAACTTTTTTGCATTTCCTCAAGGCTATCTGCTACAAGAGGATGTCTTTTTGCAAAATTATATTTTATAAAATCCATTAGATTAAGAGGTTCTCCATCTTGATCTTTTCCCACTTCAAGCTCCATACCTGCAAATCCTACAGGGATTCTAAGTTCAGCCCAAAACCTTCTTACATATCTAGACCATTCTCTGTCTTCTGGACCTACATCCAAAAGAGTTGCAAGATATTTAGTCTCAATTTCTGTATCCGTGAAACCTCTTAAAGGTTGACGGTTTACAAATACACTTGAAAGTTTAACTACAGCTTCTGCTCTGATCTCTTTAGGGAGATGACTAGCCACTTCTTTTCTTCGGACATATATTTTTTTAGTCCCAAAGTCTACAGATGCTTTTATAGTGGTGGATTTTTTTGAAGTTGTTGTTTCGACGTCCTTCTCAGCCGCTGCTTTAGGCGCAGTTTCCTTTTTTGTTTTTGTTGTCATAATTCTTTCTAGTTTAGGTTTTCTGAGGTGTAAAGAATAACTCACTCAGAATGTAAATAAAGGGGAGAAGAAATATACTCTCCTCCCCCAATATCTACAGTTTACTTACGATGCTACGCACTCGATGTCAAGGCTAGTATCAAATCTGCTCAAGCAGACAGCACCAGTCTTCAACATGTGTACAGAAGCACCATCTACGTCAGATGCACGAGAAGTGTTTGCATCGAATCCTCGAGGCACAACAGATCCAGGTACACACCATCGTAGGTGTTCGCGTCCTTTCTTAGAGATCATCTTAAGGTTTGCTTTTCCGTCATAATTAGACTGGTCAACAAATACCATACGATAAGACTCTAAAGAATATCCAGTTACTGGATGAAGAGCTCGAGCACGAGCAACAGGACCGTGATCAAACAACGGCATTTTCACAACATTAACAGCATGACCGTCAATGTGCTCATAACGCTTGAAGTATCCTGTAAGTCCAAGATTTCTTCCTGATCCGTTGATGAACTCAGTAGTTGCACTTGCTTGCCACTGATTTGCATTGAAGTAAGCCTTCATTGCAGCATCAAATTCTCTCATACCACCAGTACCAGTGTAAAGAGTAACCTGCTTTTGGTTAGCATCAGTCATTCCGTAGAATAGGTCACCAATGATGTTCAAAAGTTGGTTTTCAGTCAAAGTAGCATAAGTCTCACGGTTGATGATTTGCTCAAGAAGACCTGGGCCAACAACAACTGGCTGTCCATTCTCATCTCGCATATTTACAACACCGTCATCGCCATACGTACGCTGACCGTACCAGTACATCATCTCGCATTCTTCTTTGAACTCAAGCATGTGCTGGTATTCTTCGTAATCCATCCAAAGTTTTGTAGTACCTCCGCCTTTCTTAGGAAGTGCGAACTCAGCTACAAAATCTTTAGCGTTACCTGACATATGGTAAGACTTACGTACTGTGGTAAGCTTGTTACGTACAAGCCCTGGAGCTTGCCAGTTAGAAGCATTTCCACGAGAGAAGTCTACTCCAACAGGTGCAAACAACTGAGCCCATAGGTCTCCCGCTGTAAATCCTGTAGTTAGAACTGTAGCTGCTGCTGGGTTTACAAGTTGAAGAGTATATACCCATCCTTGTCCAGTGCTTGAAGCTACAGGCTCTCTCATAATACGAGCTTGCTCTCCTGCTCCGTTCACAAGAACGTAAGGAAATACAAACCACTTATCAGGGAATGTTAGTTCAAAAGTAGATCCTCCCTGTCCTAGGTTAGTTCCACCGTTAGTGACTGCCACAGGGCGAGTCATAAGTTTTCGAGTTGCTACACGATATTCATACTCCAATCGGTCAATAGATTCAACATTACCTACACCTTCTGACATAAAAGAAAGTGGGAAACGCATATCATCTCGTCCTGCGAGGTGTGTGATTATCGGAGACAATTCAGTCGGCTTTGACAACATTGCGTTAGCCAGACTGTTCATGTCTGTCATCTGCGCATCGTTGAAAGTCGTGCGTACGACGGAAATATTCTCTCCGCCATTTCTTGGTCCATTAATCATTTGTTTTCAATTTAAAATTCGGAGATCAGCCTCCTAGGTTGTTAATATCAAAGTCTAAAGACTCAAATCCACTGTTAGAGCTATTTGATTTAGATCTAACACTCTTAGCCTTTTTACTATGACTTTCCAACTTTGTCTTTAGGGATTTAGCAGCTTTAGTAGTTGCTCTCTTCCCAATATATTTATCAATATCAAATCCTTTAAACATCAAGAAGTCTACAGCCAATTTCTGGTCCATACCTGCTTGATGAAAATCTATATCTCTTTGAGTTGCCCCAGTAGAGTCTATAGGTTTTGATATATAGTCGAAGAATTTACCCTTATCTCTTTGTGAGATAGGAATCCCCGATAAGTTATCTGCTTCTGAGATTGTGGTACTTACATTCTCCCACATCTGCGCAGTTTGAGCATGTCTTTCTGCATTTACTCTTCTTTGATCTTCCAAAGTAGCTTCTCTTTGAAGAGCTTGTGCATCAGAAAGTGCTTTTTTAGCAGCCTCAGCTTTATCTTTTAGAGTTCCTTTATCTTCGTATGATTCTAACATATCTCCAATAAAATCCTTCTCTGTACCTCTTGCTATAAAGTAATCCGTAAGAACTCTTTTTTGCGAATTGGTATCATCTTCTTTAATTTCTATTCTAGAGTAATCTGTTTCAGGAGTAAAGGCCCTCATAAACTCATTAGGGTCTCCACCTTGTTGCACATACTCTAAATGCTTTTGCACTGTAGGAAATCTTTCAAAAAGACTATCTAAAGTTTCGACAGCAAGTTTTTCAGAAATAGTTTGAGTGAGCTTAGTAAGCCCTTCAGTCGTGTCTTCAAATTCATCATCAATTTCATATCCAAATTTTTCTAAAATTTCACCAACCACTGTAGATTCTTCTTCAGTGTCTGTATCTTCATCTTTAGGTTCGACTCTTAAAGGAGATTCTTCAACCTCATCTATAGTCTCATCTACATCCTCTGTTTCAGTCTCTGCTACAGGTTCTTCAATATCTGCAGGTTTTATTTCTGCAGCGGGTTCTACTTCTTTTGTAGGCTCTTCCTTAGCAGGTTCTTCCCTTACCGGCTGAGGAGTCAGTATATCATCAAATTCGATATCTAACGGCTCTATTTGATTATCTTTCATTATTACAAAATTAAATGGAATGTTTTATTACACCCAATAATATTCTTTTTTATAAGTGTAGTTATAATATAGCATTTTACTATTGATATCTATGTAAACCTCCATCTCTAAATTCTTTTCTACCAGTATTATCCCCATAATTTACATATCCTTCAGGAATAGTTTCCCATTTTTTAGTTTTTCTATTATATCTAGGAAGTCCTTTAGCATCATAAGTTTCTGCTGTACCAAAGGTTATAGCATTAGTAGGTGCTACAGTTGGCTCAATTATATCTTCATTGCCTACTTCTGTAGGTAATAAATTCGGGTGTTTAACTGGCATCTGTTTAATTGGATCAATCTTATTCCACCAATTTCCTGGTGGAGGAAATCGTGTTGAAGTAGTAGGAGTAGGAGATGTTTGATTTTTAATGTAGCTGTCTGGAACTCCTTTTGAGCCATATTTCTCTACCCGCATCTTTTTTTGCTCTGGAGTAAGCATATCAAAAGGTGTAATAGCCAAATCATCATATGTATATATATGCACTTTTCTTGAATTTACTTCATGAGAGCCGTCTCTTGGAAGAGCAGTTAATTCAGCTTCTCCTTGCGGATCGATAAACCTATGTCTATACGTTGTAGGAAAGTCATCATCATCTCCACCACCCTGCCACCAATCTTTAGCTCCAACAAGATTTCCTTTTCTAGTTGGGGGAGATGAATTTGGGTCTAAATTCTTTTTTTCATAGTTTAAAGCGTCTACCAGTCCTTGAGAATCTTCAGACCATCCCTCTCTGGTCAGGAGTTGTGAATTATACATATCATCTGCTTGAGATGAGCTGCTTGTTTCTAAAAATTTAACATCTTTAGTTCCTTTGGCTATTAAGTCCGCAAGTATTTTATTGTTCTGCAATAAATTTATAGAGTCCAACCTTGTTGGAACTCCAGCATTTTGATATTTAGGTAAACCTCCGTTTTGATAATTTGTTACAACTTTACGTTCTCCAGTATTATCTCCAGGGTTATAGGTTCTTGTTGCTTTCCCTTCCTTTGCCAAATTTCTATGAGCAGTAAACAGTCTACCAGAAGGTTTTGACGGTTTAGCGTATTGTTGCATCCGTCTTATTTGTCGGTTTTGCTCTACCCATTCAGGAGGTTTTTCATATTCCATTCTAGAAGTTGCCATTACTGGTGAAGGTTTAGGATATATTGGATTTATAGAGTCTGTACTATCTAGATAAACCCCAGTAGATTTTATAGTGGGATGTATATAATCCATACTTTCAGATACATCCAGGTATCCTTTTTGATCTAATTGATCGTGCATTTTTCTATATGCCTCAAGAATAGCTTCTCTAGGCCCACCTACAGGATTACTAAAAAACTCACTTTTATCGTCATTGAATGCGTTATACATTACGCCATCAAGTTCTGTAGGGGATTTAGTATCTAGATGATGTTTTTTAAAAACTTCTGGGTGAAAATGATCACCTAACTTCCCTTCATCCATTTCCCTTTGAAGCCTCTCTCTCTTCGACTCTACAGGAGAAGCTTTAAATGCTGCTTCCATTGCCGCACGATCTTTTATTTCTTTTTCTCTTTCTTCTGGAGACAAAGAGTTTAAATGTTCTTGCAGTTTTACTTCAAATTCTTTACCTTCTTTTCTTTCAATAGCTTTCTCTTCTTGCGCTGCAACAATATCAAGTTCTTTCTGTAGATTCATCATATCCCACAAAAGAATACTATCGTTTCTTGAAGGTGCTATAGGATTTGTAGGAGTAGTTGCCACTCCAGCCATCTGATATTTAGGTATAGGGCCTCCGGTTTGATGATTACGTATTTGTCTATCAAATCTTCTTACCGATCTATCAGCTCTATTGGATGTCATTCCTTGATCCATTAAAGACTCTTTATACGATTCATCATGAACTGCATCTATAGGGGGTAAATCGTATCCCTTTTTCTTAAGTTTATGAAAATCAGAGTTTACTACAGGATTGATTTCTTGCCTTATAAATTTATTAGTTTTTTTCCATGCTTCTTTTCTAGATAAATTCTTATCAGCTAGGTGATACTTGTAAATATCCTCTCTAAGATTATTTCGATTCTCTCTATCACTATCTCCAACATTGAGCATATTTTGCCCAGTAATATCTGGGTAAGACCCTGATTCATTTGGAACTCCTGTATTGTAACCATATTGGGCTCCCATTCCAGTTCCAAAGAAAGGGCTGTATCCAAATCTCTTAGCATTCCAATGTTTATCTCCCTCGTATTCTACCTCTGGGTAATCTGCACTAATATCTGGATATAATCTACCAGTTCCTTTTTGGGCTTTTATATTATATCCTTGCCTTCCTTTAGACACATAATCTTCTACCCATTCTGTTTCCCACCCTTTTTTCTCTGGTTTTTTATCAGGGTCACTCCATAAATTCAAAGACTCCTGATATCCTACCCCCGGCTTATTTCTTGTACTCAGCCATCCAGAGCGAGTCACTGGGTCTGTAGTATGGTTTTTACCTTTTCCAACAGAATACAATCTATAAAACTCTGATTCAGCACGAGTTTCTGGTCTTTCAGTATTTCGTCTAATACTTCTTTTTGTAAGTGGATCTGTTTCTCCTCCGTCTTCATACTTAGGTATTGGCCCTCCGTATTTAAACTTATTTTTAGCTCTTAATCTACTTTTCTCTACTGCGTCCCAACCAGCCTGTCCATATCTTTCAATATATTTTTCTTTAGACCATATACTCCCGTCAGGCATTTTAATATTATATCCAGGCCTTTCTTCATGTTCCATTCTAGAAGTTGCCATTGTCTTCTTTATGGGTTCTACAACTTCTTCTACAACAGGCTCTGCAGTAGGAGTGTCTTTAGATTTAATTGGAGCAGTTGTTTTCAATGTCCAAGGTATAGGTTTAATAGGTGCTACAGCTTTTGGATCGTTTAGATTTAGGCTTTTAACCTTAACAGCATTGTCAACCCCTTTTTTACGGCTTATAACATCTTTTAGAGCGTCATACCCTAATGTATCTGCAACATTATTGTTTCGGGGATAAGATCGCATAAAAGGTAAATCTGTATGTATCCACGTTTTTGCATTGTTCGTCCACGATGATAAATAATATTCTGCATCATTTATCCATTCGGAATCATAGTCAGATACTTCGTTTTCACCCTTTAGTATTGCTTGAAGTAAATTATTATCTACAGTTGGTGTATCACTAACAAACTTAGGTGTCCACTTACTTGCTCTCGGATCATGTTTATCAACACGCGCATTTTCTACGGAATCAAGTAAGCCTAGATGCTTATCAAACATAGTTTTAAACTCGGAGCTATCCGCATATGCTTCTGTTCGTCGTTTATTTAAATGCTTAAATCTTGCATTTAATAGGCGTAAATTGTAATTATCTAAATTTTTGTCTCCTGTCATTTGATAATTAAGCTCTTCTCCTGGTCCACGAAGAGTTGATGCATCTAGTAATTCTTTAAGATTAGATTTTGATCTCGTGCTATCTTTTTCTTTTTTATTAGGATCTGTAGGATCAACTTCTCCTCCGTTTTTGTACGTATGTAGACTTCTCATTCTACTAGATAGTTTTGGAGTTTTATCCGAAGCAAGCTCAGTTGTATATCTTTTCCCTTCAAAAGTGAACTCTTTTTCTCCAGCAGCTCTTGCCTGTCTAAATGCTTCTCCACGAGTCATAGTTTTTTCTACAGGTCTCTGTTCAAATCCCATGACTGATTCAGCCATAGTAGTTCTTGATTTAGGTTCAGGAGTAGTATCTAAGTTCCAGTTTCTTACAATAGTAGAATCAGGATATCCTAATTCTCTTAATTGATTGTAAGAGTATTTTTTACCATCAGTATGCATAAGATTTACAGCCTCTCTATCTCCTTGCCATTCTTTTTCAGGACCTCCCGTTTGATATCTATGTATGCCTCCGTTTTGATAACCCATATAACCTTTCATACTCCTATTTCTATCAGGATCTGTTATAGAGTCCATAAGTTCTTTATCTAAAGCTCTGTATTCTCCTTTTCCTCCAAAATTCTTCTCTTCGTGTTCAAAAATTTGATCTTCAGTGACTCCATGCTTTTCCATATAAGCTTTATTATAACGAGTACTTCTACTTTTCAGTTTCTTTTCCCATTCTGCAGCACCACGATCAGCTAAATCTTTTTGTCTCCAAGGAAATGCTCCATACTGAGACGCACTTTGATCTTCGTCTTCTCCTGAAAACATTCCTCCTGTAGGTTGTCCTTTTTGATGCAAAGCTCCTTCAAGGATATTTACTCCTTCCATCATTGTAAGAGCAGGTCCAAGTATTTTAGTAAAGTGAGAAAGAACATTTCCATAAGGTATTTTAAACTTTCTTATATATTCAGCAGCAGTTTTTCCAAATTTATCATACCCTGCTTTACTTCCTGTACCATAAAGTTTTTCTCCTAAGTAATCCATTGCTTTAGGTAGACCTGTCTTGTCGACCATTTTTCCTACATCAAATTTTCCTAAATATTCTTTTCTAGCTCTCGCAAGACCTTCTTTACCTACCCATCCTTTTTCTGCTGCAATTGCTGCAGCTTCTTCTGCTACAGAAGCATTTCCCCCAGCAAGACTTAAATATTTATAATCAGGTATAATATTACCCCCTTTTAATCCTTCTACTCCTCCTAATCCTATTCTAGAACCACTTAAAGGATTATGAACTCCTTTAGGAAATAAATAAGAGTCTTTAAAAAGTCTACCAGGGCTATCCCAAGCTGCTAAAAAAGGTCCCATACCCTTTTCAACTCCTTCTGCAACACTTTTATAAGCTGAATTTTCAGGTTTTTCTGTCCATTCTTCTAATTTATCAATATCGTGTAAAGAAGTAGTTAGTCCTAAGAATGGAGTAGGAAGACTCCCAGCCATTTCAACTCCCCCATATAAAAATCCAGGCATAACTTCTGAAGTATCTTCCTCCATTCCTAGATTTTTTAATACATAGTTTTTTGCTTGTCTTAGTTTATGATTAGAAAGTAAAACACCTCCTCCTGGACCTGTAGGGTCTATGTCTGTTTCTATACCAACTCCTAGTGGATCAGAATAAGGAAAATAACTTCTTACTCCTACACCAGGACCCCCTGCAGAAGTAAATGTTCCAGTACCTTCAAATCCTATTCTTGAAAATTCTTCTCTTGGAGAGGTTAAGTAAGGTTTTCCCTCTACTTCATATTCTTGAGGTGTACCCCACCATTCTTGTAATTTATTATCTGCTCCTCTAAGAACACCTTTATTACTATTACTTTCTCTAGATTCTAAGTCTTTTAAAAATTTTAATTGCTCTTTTAATTTTTTAGAATCTGTTTCTTTTTTTACAGCCTGTTCAGATGCGTACACATTATCTGCTGCTAAAGGCTTTTTTACACCAGCTATCTGGTATTTAGGTAAACCTCCGTTTTGATACTCAGGATTTTGAGTTCTGTAAGTCGGGCCAAAAGGACGTCGATTTCTTCCTTGTTGTGGACCGTTAGCATAAACTCCAAAAGAAGGATTTGTATTTGTAAACTTACTTTGGTCCGTGTAAGGAGTTTCAGATACAGGAAGAGTATTGTAATTAGAAATTACAGGTGTATCTAAAGCATTTTTAGGGACAAACCTTTTTATATCATCAAGACTAGATGACTGCAGTTTAGGAGAAAACTTTATTTTCTTTCTTTTCATTTCCTTTTGCTTTTCCGGTATTTTTCAATCTTTTCGGAAAAGGAAAGGTCTTTAAGTGGTCTTTCAACAACTCCGCCTGCTCGGTATTGTGTAGGGTTTTCTATAACTGTATCTACCTTTGGACCCATAGGAACATTGTCTATTCCAGGAGGAACAGCTTCGTAAGATCTTACAAGTCCTCCTTGAGAGTCAAATCCTTGCATATCTACAGGATAGTCCATACCCATTGTATTAAAATCTTGTCCTCCAGTGTTAGGAAAAGCCATAGATCTTGGTGGGCCCTCAGTTAATCCTATTTGTTGTTCTTGAGGAGTAGATGCTATATCCATACCTTGTTGCTCTTGCATATTTAAGGCTTCTTGCTGGTCTATAAGCTCAGTTATACTTCCAAAATAAGCAGGATCAGACTCCCAAGCACTTCGCATTATATCTAAAGCATCCATTATTTTTTATCTTTTTTATTTGCTGCTTTACGAGAGATATCTTCTTTAGCCCTATTAGATCTTTCTTTTTCACTTAACTCTCTTTCTTTTATAGCGTTAGCTTTATCTTGATAGCTATTATCTACGGGAGGTGGAGGCATTTCTTCTTTATTTGCAATCTCCGCAACTTCAATTTTTGTATCTCTGTCAAGCTGCATATTCATATTGTGATCTTTTCTCTCTTGCTCTTTAAGTGCAACTTCTGCTTGACGTAATTCTTGTTCAGCCTGACTTTGAGCCGCTTCAAGTTCTTGCATTTCTGCTTCAGCTTCTTTGATCTTATCTTTCATCATAATGAAGCTTTCAGAATCAACTATGTCTGCCACTGTACTTGCAGCTATACCGTTTTGTAGCATACCCATACCTAACTCTTTCATTAGATTAAGTTTTTCAAGCTCTTTAGTAGCATCTGATACAAAAATTCCTAAGTCCGCCTCTAAGTAAGGTAAAGGGTCTATACTTAAAAACTCTACAGCTCCGTCAGGCATTACATACTGTGCTTTTTTACCAGTTATCCATGCTTCTTTAGAGTAATCTAATAAAGCTTGTAAATCTCTTTGTTCCACTCCAGCAAATTTCCTGTAAAGATCCTCAGTGGTATGTGCACTCTGTACGATAGCCTGCTGACTTGTAGCTTTACCATCATATTCAGACATCCCACCCATTCTTTGACGGTTAACACCTGAAACTCTCTCCCATTCTACTTGAATAGAATTAAGTAGTTCAACATAAGTACCCATTGTCTTCATAGAAAGGTCAAGCACAGACTGATGTTGTGGACTCAGTTTTACTCCTTCTTTGTTGTAGTCTATCCAGGCAATACCTGTACCTTCTACGTAGTACATGAATTTATCCATGTCCCATTTCTTAGGGATAAGGTTAATATCAAGTTGGGCAATAATATCTTTAGATCTAGCTATAGCTAATTCAAGTCGATACTTATAAGTATTATAATTCAATTGGTAAGGTACCCCTAACATAACTAGAGATACATTCCTTGAATTTATATCTGAGTATTTTCTACCGTTTATAGGTAGTTTATTTTTTGAAGGGTTATCTATCGACATTCTTTGGTTGTCGAAAGGTCTCATATTAATATAAAGATCATCCCCAATACATATTCCTTGATAAACAAGGTTATGCCACTCCCATTCTATTTTAGCACCAAATTCTTTCAGTTCTGGTGGGATTCTAAATCCGTCTTCCACTTCCATTGTCTCCATACCTCCTGTTTCAGGATCGAAGAAGGTCATAAACCCTGTTCTTTGCATGGATTGCCAGTAAAGTATCCTTACCCGTACAAGTCGGTCTCTTAACTCTTCTTGTCTATTGACATAATTAGAGTCATAGAAAAACCCTGCATCACCTGCACTCTGAAACACCTGATCAATTTGTTCAGGGGTAAGGTCTCTCCCCCATTTTTCTACTACAGAAGATGGATGCATGTATTTGGTTACCATTGCCCAATCACCATCCTCTACATAGTCTAAATCCGGATCTAGATCATAGTCTACATCTAAGGGGTTAAGAATATCATAAAATACTTCGTCATTTCTTACACCTCGCTCCGTGTAGCATTCTCCTGCTACTAAAAAGTGAAACCAGGCTTTTTGAATTTTTTCATGTACCTGACAATGTTGGAGAATGTAATTCATTCCCTTTTGTCCTAAGATAGCTCTTGTGTCAGTGTAACTCCTGTCGAACATTTTTGCTAGTTCTTCAGGTAGTTGAGGCTGTTCTTGAGTTGGAACTCCTGTTTCCATACCCATAACATTTAATTCATTTACAAAAGCTTGTTTCATAGATTCTAAAACAACTGCTTTCTTCTCCTCTTCCATACGGGAAACGGAGTCCGAATTCTGCACGGTCACTGTATAGCTGAACGGACGCTTTGCCTTTTCCCCGAGAAGTAGGTCAATAATCGGTTTAATAAGGGGATAGTTGCGCATTTTTGAAGGGAAGTTCTTACGGGCTTTGCCGTAAGGCTGCACAACATACTGATAGTCGTCATCGTGTATAACACCATTGTAGTAATCGTACAGCTTTCGGAGCTCCTCTTTCCTGTAAGTTCTTCCGTCTTCGGCAATAGAAAAATAGGACTCCATCGTATCGATGGCCCATTGTTTAGTTTTTCTTGCCTGTGGTATTCTTTGATTTGGTATCTCGCTATACATTCTTACAAAGTTACTTTATACTTATGATGACTCTTAGTACCTACAGATTTTTAAAATACCTTTTATAATAAGGCATTATTTATACTGTTGGTCAAACCAGTCGTCAACAGATCTGTCCCCTAATACTTCAGAAACTTCTGCGTTATAAAGTTCTTGGGTATGATACATACCTATCATAAGCGCCATAACTCGGTCAAAGTTGCCTTTATGATTGAACTTTATTAGTTCCTGCAATAGCGCAAGATCGTAAATTTTATGGACATTATAAAGTTGTTTCCCATCTACATCTTTTCCTCGAGGTGTTTGTAGCCAATCTCGTATGTAAAGTTCCCCTTGTTTTTTACGAGCCTCAGTCATATGCATACCATAGTTTCTCTTTACTGTCCGGGATTGAAGTTCTTTTTTATTAAGCATTTCAAACTCCTCTTGTAAAAAGTGCAGCTTCCTAAATCTTTTAGCAAAACTTATAACATCACCACGGTCATTTTCAAAACCTATCTTCGCGTTATAATACTGTGATAAGAGAAACATAATATTGTTAAATTCATCCTGGGACTTAGGTCTCCCAACGTAAGACGCTACGATCATATCATCAGGCTTTGAAACATTATTAACCCTCTTTATAACATAGGCCGCACCTAATGATCTAGAGTCACTAGATTGATTTTGTCCATAAGGGTCATGACATAAGAAGTAGAGGAGGTTAGGGGCTTTACCTTCTACTTTATGGGGTGTTTCATATACTACTACAGCTCCGTTTATATCGTCTCCTTTCCTATGTGGGTATTTAGTTATCTGCTTTCTATCTCCGTTAGGTTTAAATATAACTTCCCCTTTAGCGCTAGTAGTAAGATCTCCAGCTGTACCTAAAGCATGTAAAGCCTTCGCCCTAACTCTATTGTATTGTTCCTGGATAAGTGCAAGATCAAATAAATTAGATGAGACTTGTAGAGTTGCTTCTGCAGGTGAGAAAGGATGCTCTGCTAAATACTGATCATAAGCACTTGCGTCGTTCCCACCTCTTTTCTTCTCTCTTTCTCCTGCCTCAAATTCTTTAGCTTCTGCTATAAGTGAGTTTCCTTCATCATCTATAAAGCCATCTAAGATCTCATAGATAGGTACAAAGTACCCGCACCGGGTCCCTGACATTCCTTCATCCCATACATTTTCAAATGCCATGCAGTCATAAGTATCAGGATGATAGAATAATTCTTCAAGGGCTTCAAAGCCATCCCCCTCTGTACCACCTGTACCGAAGGCTATCATTGTACCTAGGGTTTTGTTACCCTGTCTCATAGTTGGCATAGCCATACCCCACGCTTCTAAAAGACCAGGGAAAGCACCGGCCTCTTCAAAGAATATAAGTTCGCCTGCTTTACCCCTTACTTTATCAGGGTCATCTTTTAGTGATACTCCTGCTATAGAGGCTTGCATACCTGCATCTACAAACTGCCCACTAACTTTCTTTTTATACCCTGAAGTTTTAGCCATTGCTGTATCTAGTAGTCTAGGCTGTGTCCAGGCTGTATTAGAGTCAATAAAGTTTACAATCTCCCATGCTTTTGTAAGGATTGCATCTACCCCGGTCAAGTACTCCTTCATACCTGCAAACACAAAGTTCTTAGAGTTCTTTATAAGGAAATAGTTTCTTGCAAGCATAGAAGCTGCTTTATAAGAGTATCCTTTACGACGTGCTTTAAGAACCACCATATGCTTGTCCTCATCCCTACATTTTTCTAAGTGAGAGAAGTATTTGTGGTCATTATCATAGAACCTAGGCCAGTACTGCTTTCTCATAGGTCTAGTGGATCCATCAGGAAGTATTTCATCTTTTACCACCTTGATTCTACAGTAGTTAAGATAGAAATAGTGGAAACCTGAAACTGTTATATCTCCTTCAGGTGTGGTATATCCGTATAGGCATCTTTTCTTTTCTTCATCCCAGAAGTCGTAATAAGCTTTAGTTCCTTTTGGTGCGGGAGTATAAAAACCGTGCTCATCAAAGTAATTAGCCGCAGGAGAAAGTCTATGTGTATCCTTAAATTTATTCACTGTACTTATCTACTTGTACTCCTCCCCAGGTATCACTAAGTTCACTTTCTTTTCTAACTGCATCTTCAAGTTCTTTAAGGCCGTTAGTAGTTTTCCCCATAGTCTCTAATATTCTTACATGTTTTACAGGGTCGTAGTCTTCATCTGTAATATCAATACTATCTAACCAATCTGCTAAGTATGATACAGACTTCCTTGACTTTTTTAGTAAAATCATAATAGAAGAGTCATGTCTATTATACTCCTCCATACCAGCTTTGGTATACTTATCCACTTTAAAAGTTTTGTTGAATACTGCTGCTTGTACCTCTTTATGTTTTTGAACATCATCGTATGCATTGTAAATTGAATGCAAATCACACATGAAATAGATATAAGAAAGTCTTTTTATAGCTTCTTCTGAGCTGAAATTGTCTACAATATCTTTAAAAGCTTTTACCGTAAGGCAGTATGGGGTTGGCTCAATCTTTAGATTGTCCGTTGTTTTTAATAGACTTTCTCTTAGCATCATTTAAATATTTTAGTCGTCCAGGTTTAACTTTGAACACCCCAAATGATGGACAACGTATAGCCTCGAACTTACCCTCAGACATTGTTTTGGCTGCGAGTTTAAATTGAGAATTTACTATTTTCTCTACCTCTTTAAGTGGGAGATTGTACTTAGTCGCTAGGATCTGTATCAGTTCCTTCTTTCCCTTTGCTGCCATTCGTTGCTAACCATTTAGGTGGATTATCTGCACACTGTGAAGTTCTCCAACGTGCTTTTACAGGCATATGGCACCCACATAACCCGCAAGATCTAGAAGGGGTAAAATGCTCACAATCCACACAAGTCTTCATTCTTGTAGTGTACTCTGTAACAGTTACATGTTTAAACCCATCATTACCGTGTTTCTTAAGAGCTTCTGCAAACTCCCATATCATTTTTGCAAATCCTTTCATTACCAGTTTAACATAGTTTGAATAAATATACTTAGAGGGACACCTTTAGAGCTGTAGTTTATAGTTATAACTTTGAAGTCGTTTGTGTACACTTCTGCTACCAGGCTATCACCCGGAGTTCCTATGTAAAGAGATCTCCACATTGTCTAGTTCTTTAAAAAGTTTAGAGTATTCATAAACATTATCCTTAATAACTACAGCTTTTTTGTCTTTAAGCCTTTTTATATAAGTACTTATAACTCCTAGGGTTATCCCTGCAACCTCTGCAGTTTTAACTCTATGATCTTTACTGCAAAATTCTTTATGCTCAGTATCTATAAGTTTAGCAAGGATTGAGATTTCTTTATCCGTCAAATTGTAGATACCGTTCCAAAGTTTAATACTCTGGAAGGTATCCGCAATAGGTATCTTTAATTTTATTTTTTTGCTATCAGTCGACATCCTTCGGGTGTTATTTCCAGTTTAGAAAATCCTTGTGGTATCCTATTATAACTATCAGCTATCAACTTCATATCCGTTGTTTTAGCCATGTGATTTAATAAGTTTGAAACTTCTCGATCAAGATCTTTAGCAATCCGTTTAGCTTTTTCACCTATTTCCGAATTACTCTTTAAAGTTTCAAAATCCTCTAAGGATATTGTAACTGTTCCTTTCATTACTCTACCATCATTACCTGATTCTCTTGGATCATCAAGTATGCTTTTTCATCTGTATCGTGAACAACAGCAAAAGGAATACGTGGGTCTACAATGACCATACTCTCTTTTACAATACTCTTATCTAGTACTCTTTCTCCAACGGAGTGTACTTCAAGAATATTAGTTTTTATTTCATCCATCTGGTCTTCCTCCATAGCAGCTTTCGCTTCTTTTGATAGATGGATAACAGGTTTGTCTTTCTTTGGTGTTCTTGGATCTAGTAAGGCGATCCATGTTCCTGTAGCTTTCATTATAAAATATGTTATTAGTTCAATTACAAATTTAGTAATATTTATTTGTTATTGAGATTAGACTGTTTCTTTGTCCAGTCATCCTCTAGTTTATTTTGCCATACTTTATTTGAAATAGTGAAATACCTCCTGCACTTCTTAGCCTTACATTGTAACTGATGTTTAGGGATACCGGAGGCGCTATAACGTGTCTTACGAAGTATTGTTTCTTCAGATCCACACGACGGACATGAAAATCTACCGTATCCTGTATGCGCACCTGCATGTGTATTATGATTTACATAAGGTTGTAACTTATGGAATACATCCTCCAGGAGAATTACATCCTTCTTACAATACTCCACCATTTTATCCATAGCATCTTTATCGTTATGTAGAGTAATTTGTACCCAGTCATCAAATCCCACTGGACTTTTACCTTCATCAAAGAATAGCTTACCTAGATAGTCTAGTCTGTTAGAGTTGAATCTAAAATGTGTACGGGCTTTTTTAAGGGTGTCAAAACTGTTAAGTTTAGGTGGGCAATCAATACCATGTATAAGACATCGTGTACGGATCCACTTTTCGTCGAACCTATCACCATTATGTGCTACAAGTTCATCTGCAGTTTTAGCTACCGTCATAAAATGCGAAAGGAGCGCTTTGTCGCACCCCTCTTTCCATTCTAAACTATGTACTGTGTCTTGTCCCTCCCATTTATAACATATACAGATTATAGCCCTCTCTTTAATTATGTTATTGTGGGATATGTTCAGTTTATACCCAGCTCCCCAAAAGAACCCGATATTTGGAGACGTCTCTATATCATAGAACAATCTCTTAAAGCCCTCTGGGGGCATCTCGAAGTTTAATAGTTTCATGTGTTTTGTGGCATTATCCTTTCCCTGTAGAATTTTATATCCAGGGTTTTTATTTTTGCCGCTATAACCCTCCACTTATCATCGGCTTCTTTTCTCTCTGCATCTGTACTTTCTGTTCCAAGATTGCATTGAATAGCTGCATTTTTTTCTAATAGGATATCAATTTCTTTTCTGATATCTTCTTCAGTGTGATAGTAATATGTCATCTAGTAATTAAGTCGCGTCCTACTCCTACAGATATAAAATGTTCCCCATTATATCCGTAACCAGCACTAATATAAGTCTTTTTAATTGAACTATGTATACCTACTCCAAAGAGTGGCTTATAAGATTGCTTAAAATCGCTTTGTAATCCTATAATACCGTGTATTCCTAAAGCCCAATTCAAAGGGACCTTTTTAGGGGTGTATGTCACCATCAAGTTTTCGGATCTGTTCTGATAGTTCTGCCAGTTCAAAGAAATACTAGCATTCTCTTGATCTATAGTTGTATCGTATTTAGCTATCTCTGTAAGCCAGGCTTCTACAATTTTAACCGTGTCTACTAGAAAAAATGTATCTAATCGGTTAACTATAAGCTCTGATGTAATTGTATCTCTAACTGTAACTACCTCTCTTGTTACAAATCGAACTGTATCAGTCCTCCACCTATCTACATATTCTATAGTGGGGATAGGTTTCTCTATAATAGTAATTATAGGTTTACCACTTGTACTACTGCAACCTTTCCAAGCTACTATCACTCCCAGGAGGAATGCTATCAGGTAAGGTAAGTACTCTTTCAGTAGGTTTTTCGTTATGCTGTTTAACATCCAAATCATTTTTAAGTGCTTCTACTTTGACTCCTAATACTATTGTGAGTATTAAAAATACAAAGGTTAAAAGATAAAATAACTTTATTTCAAGATCTTTCATATGTTATTGTATTCCGCTTTTGCATCAAACGATGGACATGCTTTAGAGCTTACGTCTCTGTGACCTATAATCTCAGCATTAGGATATCTATCTTTTAGATCCTCTAATAAACACTTAAGAGTTTCTCTCTGGCCTTCAGTTCTAGTGTCTTTAGGTTCTAGGCTTTCATCTACACCTCCTACGTAACATACCCCTACAGAGTTTTTATTAAATCCTTTTGCATGTGCCCCGGATCTTGACTCTGGTCTACCTTTTTCTATAGATCCACTTAAAGGTATAACCCAATGATAACCTATATCACTCCAGCCGTTATCTTCAACGTGCCACTTCCTAATAGTGTCAACAGATACGTCCCTACCTTCAGGTGTAGCACTACAGTGCACTATAATCTTATTTATATTTCTCATTTTTATTTGTACTTCCCTTTTTAGAGCAGACCCTTGTCATTAAACATTTATTGTCGCATTCAGTGGGAGCTATTTTACACCATTTCTTAGGCTCTCTTTGACCAACCCTCAATCTTTTTCATAAGATGTTTCCAGACATCTACGCCTGTAATGCTTGCAATATTTTCCATATTACTTTTAAACTCAACAATAGCAATGTAGCCTGCGGTCATTTGTGCTAAAGGTATAAAATCTATAAATGCAACTTCCATTAGTCTGCTTAAAATAATAGCAATAGAGTAGAAGATAATCTTGCTTACTGTACGAGCCATCCTATTGGAACGAATTTCTTCCCCTCTTACCTTTGCAGCCTTACAGCCGGTTATAACATCAGCAAATATTAAAACCCCTAGCCCTATAAGACCAGCAGTTATAGGTGCAAAAAAGAATACTATATAAGGCACTCCTAGTTTTAATAGTGTGCTAAGTTCAAAAGCTCTCATTGTTATTTGTATTTCTTAGTAGGCTCATAATATCAAGTTACCATCTTCATCAATATCGGGTATAATTCCCCACTCCGCTAACTCTTCTATCCATTGTGCCTCATCTGTAAATTCGTCAAATATCCAAATGGTGTCAAAGACTTGATTAGGATCAACCCAACCATAAGTTTTTACCTCTGTCCTTTCATTGTCGAAACAGATGTAATAAGTAGTAACTGAAGGATACTTAATTTCGTTCATTGTCTTTGTTTTAAGCGATTCCACCATCTGTAATAGCACCAAACTTTGTAACCAAAGATGCTCTTGCTGCTGCTGCTGCACCACCGCCTGTGTATTTAGACCCTCCGAAGTTTACAGTTCCTGAATAACCAGGAGATCCTTGAGCATCCCAAGCAATAAGAGTGGCATCATAATTAGCAGTAGACATTCCTGTAATTCCATTCATAAACGTATTCATATTTGTCATAGATGCTGTAATATCCCACCCTGCAAGACTGCCTCTAAAAGCATCGCACTGGTTTAGCATATATTGAATATCTGTAAAATTACTTGTGTTCCAATTGCTAATATCACCGTTAAAACTGTCGGCACTATTAAATAATCTGTTTGTATTGCTAAGATTACTTGTGTTCCAAGAATCCACTCCTATACCTGTGAAACCTTCAGCATTTTGAAAAGCTGCGTATACACTAACACCTGACTTAAATGTCCATCCAGCTACACTTGAATTAAACCCATCAGCGTCTTTAAATGCCTCATACATACTGTCTAGCCCAGAAACATCCCAAGTTGAAAGTGGTTGGTTAAACGCAACCGCAGACATAAACATTCCCCTAATAGTAGTGGTGTTAGATGTTACCCATCCTGCTAAACTACCGTTAAATCGAAGTGAGTTTCTAAACACTTCTTGCATATTAGTAACCGTACTTGTATCCCAATCACTAAAATCTGGGGTAGTTATTAAATCGCAATTGTAAAACATTCGATAGAATGTAGTTGCTGATATTTTTGGATAATCTGTTGCTGTTATTGTTAGGTTAGCACAGTCTTTAAAGGCGTTACTTCCCGAAGTAATATCTAATATTCCCCATTGAGAAATCTCTGTTATTTTAAGATAATCTCCTGCACCTGCAAAATTAAATCCCTTTAATACAGTACCTGTAATAGTAATGGTATAAATTCCACCTGATGCGTATGTGTGCGCTCGATTAGCATAAGACAAATCAGATGTTGAACTATCTCCCCAATCAATCGTGCCGTCTTGTGCAGGGTCGTTATCAATAGGGAGAGAAAAACCATCTCCTGCTGATTTAGATGTGTCAACAACTATAGAAAATGGAAGTACTGCCGCGGCACCTCCACCTTTACGAAATGGTACTCCTATGCCGTTTCCTAAGATTTGCATTTTCCTACAGCATATAGATTACACAACTACCACTACTCATTGTAATGGCTGTAATCTGTGATCCTTTAGGTACTGGAAAGTATGCCCCCGCTTTAACAGTTACACCATTCAATCCGTAGTTAGTTAGTTGAACCACTCCATCTACAGTGAATACTGTAAACACTGTATCCTCTTGTACTACCACTGAATATCCTGTCAATGCTGTGTGAGCTCCTGTACCTGTAAGATTCTTAAACCCACCTGTAGCTATAATATTATTAAGGTCTGTAGAGTTTTGCGCAGATATCTTTGCAAAGCTTTCTCCTGTTGTTAATCCCATGATTTTAAAATTTTAAAAATTATGCTTTCTTCCAATATGCATACTCTAGTACGCAGCTAGCTGTATCAGCTCTTGCTTCTACACCTGCACTATCATTCACTGGAAAGAAACAGAACTCTCCTGGACTAAGCCTAGCATATTGTACACTAGCTGTAGTTTGAAGAATTACAAAGTTAGTTGCATCTGTGTTCTTTGCATAAAAGTAATACACTCCACTTACTGCCTCATCTACAATCTCTTGATTGTCTGCAGTAGTAATAGTCAACCTTGACATACCTACAATAGGAGCTCCAATTGTTAAAGCGTCTGTTACAGTTAAGGCTAAAGACTCTGATGTTGCATCGGTACTCGTCAGTGCCAATGTTGCTGTTAATGTTGCCATTTTATAAGTTATTTATCGCGTTAAATATTCTTTTTTTCTTTCCCTCTAAGATATAAAAAATCCCTTGAGGGAATTTATTTCAGTTCCTTCTACTCTTTCAATCAGGATTTAGACTCCGCCAGTGCTTCCTTCAGATACCTAGGGTTGACCTTCTTGGTGTTAATTCACCTACACTTACCTATGTGTCGCCTTACGGCAGTCAACCCAAACTGAGTCCTATGTTCCATCTCTTCTGTATCCTATCGGAGAAAACTCCACCTCTATTTAAGGCTACAATCCGACTTCTGACCCCTTACTGCACCATTACGGTTCCTCGTGGGTGATCACTTTCGTGGGATACGGTTACAAAATTAGTATAAAAAATTCTTAATCCACCAAAAAAATTTTTGAAGAGGGAAAATTTTTGAATGCGGGTACCTACTTAGAGAACACCCCGTATCATAATTGAGTTTTTAAAATCAATTATTTAATCAAAATTATCAAAAATGGACGAATTAACATTCTATTTTATCAAATTTATCGCTGAATATCGTATGATAGTCATCGAAACTGAGATTGACGAGGAACCTGAAGAGCTTCCTATCAAACTCACGCGCAAAAAGTTCGCTAAGGCTCAAGCGCTAAACCTTAAACTTGACGACATTGTTACCAATGCCGCCAAAACTAAGTTTCTACATGAGAGTATAGTGAAGAATTTCACTAAATCTCAAGGAGCTTCTAACTGGGGTGAGAAGCGTAAGAAATAAAATTCGGGGACTTAGGTCCCCTTATTTTTTCCTATTGTGTGTGCTTATAACAACTACTGTAACGGTAGTTATAACAGCATTACACAAATGTGTGTGGATGTGGTAACTACATCGCATTCACCACTTTTTATCCCTTTTCCTTATGTGTTATCAATAACATATATTGTAACAGTATAACATAAACCGACTATAAAAACATAAAGTCATGACAGTATCATCACACAAATTAGGAGCAATCGTAATACTTTTACTTAAATCAGATGACACAGGCACTAAGCTTGAGGGTTATACAATCCTTGAGATGTTATGTGCTGCTTACCTTGAAGGTGAAGACACTGAAGCAGGTGAGTCATTTAATAGAGTTTGGGGAGTTCTTTCAACACCTAAGAAGGAGTATTTCGTGAAGAATGTAACGGCTTTTAAAAGCTGCTTTAAAGCGCAGAACGCATAACAATACTTTAGTCGGTGGCCTTGCTTAATAGCGGGTCACTGACTTAACTGATAAGGTTCAAAAAGTGATTAAATCACCTTTGAATCTTTGGAAAGGATGCGCAATGGGGAGCTAAGTATTAACTTGAAAGGACCCTACTACAATAACTTAGCAAATCGACAATGTAGAGTCTGTCGACCATGCCTTTCCTAAACGCACACTATGTAATTACAAATCAAATCATATAAAATCAAATGAAAGTATTAGCTTATTTCAGACCAGATAAAACTGATAGAAACTGGTTCAACCTTTTAGTACATTATGCAGTTAACAATGCTTATGGTGGTTACTATAAAATTGTAGCTGTTGAGAATATTGGTGGATTGTCTGACATTCTATTAGGTGGTAATTCAGTTAAATGTGTTCAAACTAAGGATGAATTGGTAGCTATGACAGCTAGACTTGAAGAACGTGCTAAACGTAATAGTACTACTATTGAAGATGGTAAGGGTAATTCAGTCTATCAGAATAGTATGATAGATTCATATGTTGACAGACAAATGGATGAACAGTATGATCCATATGATGATCCAACTGATAATATCAATTTGCAACAGTTATAGAAACTAACGCCTGATGCAATCAACTGAAGAGTTGACAGGTATGATGATAAGCACTTACGTGTTTGGTTTATTATCATTGGGTTAGAGGACCCAAGACACCTCATGAAAGTGAACACGAGTCGTCAACCGGGGAAACGGTACAGGGAGGGTAAGCAGTCCTCCTATATTTTATTGTGTGCAGATAAAATATATAACCTAACTAATCCTGAAGAAAACAGGTCGCACATAAGAAAAGGTCAAGGTAGCATTAGACAATCTTATAACATTGACATGAATGAAGAGATCGCTTGCACTTAAACTAGGCGACGGATGATGGTAGTGAAGGCTAATAGCTACCATCATCTAGTGCATTTTTATACAATCATTTAAAATCATAATAATCATGAAATATTATTCAATAGAGAATGTCATATTAGTAGCGCATTGCAAAGAATGCAATTACATAGCTACGTTAATACCTGCAACAGGTAAATTAACAGGTGGACCAGCAGATGGAAACACTCTTTTACGAGAGTTGACTAAAAATTGCACTGAAACAGATCCGAAAACATTTCAGGAGTTTATTGCAAAGCCTGCAAACAGCATGGATGCTGAAGAAATAGTAGTTTATTACAAAACCCTTGAAAATACTAAATCATGAAAAGCACTATAGCAAAAGTAGTTTACCTTGGAATACTACCTGCAATGGGTACGTATATGCTCTTATTCTCAATGTTTCACATAGAATTGGGCCATTTATATGATACAGTTATGCTGAGTTCTGAATCGGACACTGCATTAAAACTTGTAGGCATTATAATGTGTGCAATGACATGGTTTGCAGCATTTCAGTACTGGAACTTCTTTATAAGGGAGTTTTCAGTACAAATGACTGAGGCTGAAGTTGATGAGTATAAAGAGTATGAAGAAAGTTATGATGAAGGTTATAATGAAGATTATGATGAAAGTTATAATGAACCTGAAAAGGTTGAACTTGATTCACCTGTTAAAAGAGTATGTAAACCTTTTACAATTGAACATCCTGAAAAATGGATGAAAGATGCTCAGGGTTCTTGGGGTAATGGGTATGTACTCATATCATCTGATCATCCTTGGTCAGGAAGAGATGCTGATTATATTGAGCATTCTTCTTTACAAGAGTTAACTTTCTCTGGCACATTTGGTCATGACACACTTAAATATGCAGGTTTTGAGAAAGAAATCTATGAAAATGCTGATCAATATTGGGTGTTTGGATTTGATACTTTGCATACATACAATAGTCCAATTAATAATGAAGATTGGGTTAGAAGAGAAGCTATTGAATTAGCTGATTTGTTTAGAAAAGAATTTATAGAGGGGGTCGATTGACCTCCTCTATTCAAATCATTTAAAATCATAAGATATGACTGAACTAGAAAGAATTTCGCATCTTTTAGACAACGTAAAAGCTGCTAAAATTGATCATGTTATTGACCTTGATCCTGAAGATTTTAAAAGAAGCTCTTTTATTTTGCATGAAGATCATACAGAGGAAGAGTTTAAATCCTTTAAAGAGTTTATGGGTCATTTAGAAATAAATGATGCAAGCGAATTATGGGGTACTATTTGGCTAAAAGATGATGATGCAGCTTGGCTAGAAACAGTATTTGACAGCGATGGTTATGGAGGAACATGGTACATGAGAGCCATACCTCCAACGCCTAAAAGAACTGTAGAGGAGGTCGATTGACCTTCTCTATTTAAGATAAAGTATGAGGCATTATGGTAAACTCTTGACAGCCATAATGTAAACTCCAAGCATATGTGAAATCGGACATGTGTGGGTTAACAAGCCGTGATGAGATAGACCTTCATCAAAACAAAAAGTAAGAACTTGGTAAGTCAAGCTAGTTCTGAATCATAGTAGTACGTAATGCTATGAACGGGCACATATGGTAGGCTATT